GAGCTGGAGCACTCGACGAAGCTCTTTCCGCCGTCCGATGTTTGCAACATGACGCCGCAGCAGATGGAACTCAATCGCCAGAAGGAAGCGCTGCGGGAGCACCGCAAGGCGAACCGCCCAGGCTACGTGACGCCGAAAGGCGCGCTGAGTGAAGGCGACAAGGCCGCGCTCACGGGCGCGGAAGCCAATGCGGTCGTGGAACTCGACGGCATGATGCCCGGCAACAACGTCGCCGACTTGTTGCAGCCGCTGCCAAAGATCGGCGTGGACCCGAATCTTTATGAGTCGCAAGGCATCATGGACGACGTGTACAAGACGGTCGGCATGGCAGAGCCCTCCTTCGGCGGCAGCTCAGGCGACACGGCGACGGCGGTCGCGACCGCCGAACAGGCGCGCACCGCCGCGCTCGAAGCGGAAGCGGATCAGCTCAACGACTTCCTGTCGGTCATCGCGCGCGATGCGTCCGCGATCATGTTGGCGAACTTGGACCCGCAAACCGTGCAGGAGATCGCAGGCCCCGGCGCAATCTGGCCGCAGTTGAACCGTCAGCAGATCGCGAACGAGATGGGCTTGGAGATTGTCGCAGGCTCCAACGGACGACCGAACAAAATCCAGCGGCAACAGGCACTGCAACAGCTCGTGCCGTTCTTGATGCAGATTCCCGGCGTCAATCCGCAGTGGTTGGGCCAGAAACTCATTGAAGCGATTGATGATTCGATCGATTTGACGGAAGCGTTCGTATCGAACATCCCCTCTATCCAGATGATGAACAACGCGCCGCCAGTGCAGCCCGGCGAACCCGGCGCCGAAGATCCGAATCAGCAAGGACCCGAAGGCGCGATGAACGCGGAACAACCTGGGATACAACCCCAAGGCACCGGCCCGGCGTTGCCCGGTCAGGGTGGCCCCGGTCGTCCGCCGATGGTCGATATGCCGACTTACGCGCAGTAGCAGGAGGGTGGTCTACAGCGGTCTATAGACCGCTGTAGATTCCTTGTCGCATTAGCGGTACAGTCCGGCGCGTTCGCCTCAGAGACGCACCGTGGCTATAGACGACGACAAATCGACTGCAACCCCGGAGCCGGAACCGTCACCCGGCAGCGAACCAGCCCCCGACGAAAGCGCAGACCAAAAAGCTGCGCCAGCAGAATCGTCACCTGCACAGGACGAGGACAAGAAAACTTTACTGGATGTCGTCAAGAACGCTCTCGATCCCAAAAACATCGAGGACGAAGACGAGCCGGTAGAGATCAAGTCCAAAGCGGAGCCGTCCACCGCCGAAGGCGTAAAGCCAGAGTCCGAAGCAGGAAAGAAACCAGATACGAACGACGTGAGTGACGATGCGTTACTCGCGGCGCTGGAGAAGCTGAAGACCGACGTACCTCTCAACAAGATCGAGCGCTTTCGCGAGGTCTTGACCGAGAACCGTCAGTTGAAGGGAGTGAACGAGCGCTTTCGCGAGCTGGATGCCACGATGACATCCATCGGCCGCGACGCCGCGAAGATGGGCATGTCCAATGAGGATGTGGCGCAGCTCTTCGCTTGGCCTCGTTTGCTTGCGAGCGATCCGATGGCAGCGGTTGAACAGCTTCAAGCGTTCACCGCAACGTGGCAAGAAAAGGTCGGCTACTCATTGCCGGCTGACTTGAAAGAGAAAGTCGATGACGGCGTTCTCGATGAACCCACGGCGAAAGAGGTAGCGCAGCTACGCGCGACGAACAACCTTGATCGCGCCCGCACCGAAGCGGAGTCCACGGAACGCGAGCGAACCAGCACCGCGCAGCGAACGCGCGAGATACACGATTCGGTCAATTCGTATCAGGCAGAACTGAAAGCCTCTGACCCCGACTACACGCCGGAAAAGCACGAACTGGTGGTCGATGCTTTGACAGCATTGGTCACGAAGCACGGCGTACCGGCTACGGTCGCAGATGCGCGGGGTATGGCAAAAGCTGCCTATGACACCGTGACGAAGCGATTGCAGGCTTTCAAACCGCAGCCTCGTGCCCTATCTAGTCCAAACGTCGGCCGACGACTCAACAAGCCGGCCGAGGCACAACCGAAATCCATGCGCGAAGCAATAGAGAACGCGCTGGGCGGTTAACACGGTCGGCCTCGCTCGGAGGCTGCAAACATGGCTTTTACTGCGTCGGAGCTGGCTAGCATTGCTAACGCCGCTCTCGACTTCCATTTCAAGGGGCAGCCGTTGCCCCAGAGCATCCAGGACAAACCGCTCCTGGCTGCGCTCGAAGGGGCACGCAAGACGTTCCCCGGCGGCAAGGGCGACATCACGATCCCGGTGAAGGGCAAGTACAGCTTCGAGGGCGCGGCCGTTCCGCCCACGGGCTCACTGCGCGGCTTCACGCATGACGATCCGGTGGCATACGGCAACATTGCCGGCATCGAGCGCGTCAAGTACCCGTGGCGTGAGGTTCATACCGGCTGGAACTGCACGTTCACCGAACTGAAGATCGATGGCATCTCTGTCACCGATTCCGCATTCGGCGAGAACACCTCGAAGCACTCGAAGCGTGAGGTGACGGCGATCACCAACATCATGCAGGACAAGGTTGAGACCTTCGGTGAAATCACCATGAAGTCGCTCAACACGATGTTCTGGGGTGACGGCACCGCCGATCCGCTCGGCTTCATCGGCGCTCGCTACTTCATCACGGCGACGCCTGCGGTCGGTGTGACCGGAGGTCTCGACCGCGCGACGAATACGTGGTGGAGGAATCGTTTCGCGACGTGGCCCGTTGCGACAACGGAATTGCCGAACGTGATCCATTCGGAAATGCGCCAGCTCCGCCGCTACGGCGGCAAGCCGACGAAGGCGTTTGCGGGATCGGGTTTCCTTGATGCGCTGGTGAAGCAGCTCCGTGACAAGGGCTACTACACCGATGCGGGTTGGAGTCGCCCGGCGAGCACCGACATCAGCATGGCGGACATTCGCTACAACGATCTGGTGTTCCAGTACGACCCGTCGCTCGATGACCTGGGCGGCGCGTTCGTGAATAGCTGCTACGTGATCGACCCCAAGCACCTCTACATCTACGCGATGGAACAGGAATGGGGCAAGGACCATGCGCCCGCCCGGCCGCATGACGTGTACGCGCTCTTCAAGGCGCGCACGTACACCGCGCAGCTCTGTGCCGATCAGCTCAATTGTCACGCCCTGTTTCAGGTGACGTGACGCGAGGCCGATTCAGGGGCGGCGCTCTTGCCGCCCCTTTTTGAAAGGAGCGAGCGATGCAGACATTGAACGCAATGGTCGCGCTGACTGGCGACCGCAACAACATGGTTTGGAAGACGGGCCTCACGCCGGCCGAAGTCCTGCTCTTGCAGTCACTGCACGGCGCTGACGCGGTTCTCCAGATTGAGCCCGTAGGCGAAACGAAGCGCGAGCCGCACGAGGAAATCGAGCGACTGAAGGAAGCCTATCCACTGCATCGCGACCGCATTCAGAACATATGGCGCGACTTCCCCGGCCCCGCGTTCCCATCGCGGATAGACACGCTCGGCATCAACCCTGCTCTCCTGAGACCGGCAGAAGCTGCGGCCAAGTTTCAGGTGAGCGCGAAGTCCGGGTGACGGCGTGCGCGGTCAAACGCTCGGCGAGTTGTTGAGCGACCTGAAAGCGGAATGCGGTTATAGCCAGAACGCGGCCCACGGCATCAACAATCGGGATTCGCTCGTCCAGACTCTCAAACGCACACAGCGCAGGCTGTGGGGCGACTGGGACTGGATGCACATGCGCGTGTCGCGCGACATTCAGTTGAACGCCGGCCAGCGCTACTACAACTGCCCGACCGATCTACCCTACGAGCGCATCGACTGCGCGGAAGTGAAATTCGGCGGTCAGTGGTTGCCGCTGTGCTTCGGGATCAACGAGCGCAACTACTCGGTCTACGACCCGCGCAACAACGAACGATCCTGGCCGATCATGAATTGGGATATCGCCGAGGACCCGGCCGACACGGCGGGCACTCCCGACAATCGCGGCATGATCGAAGTGTGGCCGCTGCCATCGGATAGCGGCATCGTCGGCGGCACACTCGAAGGCAACATCCGTTTCACAGGAATTCGTTTCCTGCGGCCGTTCGCTGCGGACGCGGATCGCTGCGACCTCGACGGCGACATGATCGTATTGTTTGCCGCCGCGGAAATTCTGGCGCGCGACCGCAAGGACGACGCGCAGGCCAAACTACAGGCCGGAACCACGCTGTACATGAAGCTGCGCGGCAATCAGGAGAAGAACCGCTCTTTCAATCTCAATGGCGGCGATTCGGAGAAGAAGAACCAGCAGCCAGAAATCTACGCTCATCCGGTCCCGTTCTCTGTGGGGCCGTAGATGGGCTACACCGTCGTCAAGTCCTTCGAGCGCGGCCTGGACACTCGGCGGTTGCTGGAGTGCATCGAGCCCGGTCACTTGTTAGACGCCGTGAACGTACACGTCACGCGCGGCGGCGAACTCGAAAAGCGCGCGGCTTGGGTTGTGGAGGCCACGCTGCCCGCAACGACGATGGGATTTTTTGCCAACGAGAGCGTGAACGGTACGGTCTTCCATACCTTCGGCGACGCACTTACTGTGCCGGCTGGAATGCCGGCGAACGGCGTGTATCACGCGGTCCCGCATCCGCTCGGCTTTGACCTCGTGGCGATCATGAAAGTCGAAGACTTCATGGGGAAACTCTACGTCGTCGCACAGTACGAAGGCGGCAGGATTCTGCACTGGTGGGGCGACTCATTCGATGCGGATGGCGTACCGACTCCGCCGCTCATGTCTGTCATCGTGGAGTACGTCCCGCCGCCTCCAGAAGTTGACGGGACGCCTATTGATCCGCCGCCGCCGACTGATCCTGGCGCGAAGCCGACAACCACAATGGAATGGCACTACGCCGGTACGACCGGCCCTTTCGCATGGGGCGGCGCCTTTTTGGTGTCGCCTAACACCGGATCAGGCAGAACGGTGTATGGGATTTCGTCGTTTGAGGACTACACCGTCAACGCTAATGGCATGGTGCCGATCCCGTACGGCGACGGCAGCGGTAACAACATCGCGGCCATCATCGCGCAAACCATCAACACCATCGACACGACCGGCGCTCCCGTCAATGTCGTGTGCTACGCAGAAGGCCGAAACACTCGATTCGTCATCAACGAGGCATCGGCGTTCTACAACGGTTGGACGATTAGCATTGGCGCATCGTTGATTTTCAGGGTTCCTCCCGGCGCTCAACCCCACTCCAACGGGAATTACTCCGCATACGTTGACACGAACTTCCCACTCACCGGCGGCAAGAACCCGATTGTCCCATCAGGGCTTAAATTCCCCGGCACCTACGCTGGCGAAGATGATACGTATCCCCCAGGTACTCCGGTCCCCCTTACCGCGTTAGGCACTTTCGCCCTCGCTCACAACGAGAAGATGTACGCGGTGAACGAGCAGATGCTCAACTTCTCGGCGGTCCAAAACGCGGCGCGTTGGGATGCTGGGACCTCCTTCGGAGCCGGCGCGCATGACCACACGGCATGGATGGAGGGCCATCCGGTGTTGGTCTCGATGGCCGACTACGGCGGAGACCTGGCTGTCTTCGGCTCGCGCCACATCATCATCTGGATCACTGACCCGCTGCCAGAGCGGTATCAAAAGAAGCAAGTCCTGCATCGCACCGGCACGATTGCGCCGCACAGCGTCAAGAGCTACGGGCTCGGCGATGTCATGTATCTCGACAGGAGTGGCGTGCGTAGCTTGCGCGCCCGCGAAGGCTTCGACATCGCGTATGCCTCAGACATCGGGATCATGATCGACCGTCTGGTGCGCGAACAGGTGGCGACGCTCACGGTTCCAGAGTTATTTCACAACATCTGGGCAGAGATCGAGCCGAACAGCGGTCGGCTGTGGATGTGTCTGAAAGACAAAATCTTCGTGCTCTCCAACTACCCAGCAGAGCGCATCTCGGCGTGGACTGTATACGACGTGTCCGACGCTCCCGTGGACATGATGAATTCCACCGTTGACCAGATTTACTGGCGTTCCGGTAACAACGTCATGAGCTACGGCGGCGCTGGCGGCGCGACCTACGATGATACGGAAGCGATGGCGCGACTGCCGTACGTCGATGGCGGCAAGCCCGCCACGCACAAGTCATGGACCGGCATCGACGCCGCGCTCTACGGCACTTGGCAGATTCGCGGCTCGTTTGATCCCACGGTGCCGACTGCTTTCGACTTGTTAGCCAACGTCACCAAGAGCACCTACGCACAACAGAAGATCGCCATGAACGGAATGTCGCCCGCTGTCTCTCTGGAGCTGCGCTCCACGTTCGTCGGCCCGGCGCGAGTCGGCAACGCAACGCTTCACTATGAAGCAAGCACAGCAGATTGAAGGAGTCGCCGCATGAGTTCGTCTAGTCAAGCAGCCAGAGACATAAAGCGCGAAGAGGAGCGCCGTGAAAACCGCATCAAGACCGGCACGGAAGTCATTCGCCACAACTTCGCGAACTCGTTCAACGATGACTACTACAAAAAGCAGGAAGCACTCGGTTATCTGGCAGTGCGGCCGGATGTAGATAGGCAATACAACGATTCGGTGCGCCAACTGCAAGCCGCACTCGCCCGCAACGGACTTCTGGGATCGACGGCACGAGGCATGATGGAAGCGCGACTCGAAGGGGACCGCGTGAACGCATACGGAAAGGTCGATGACTCGGTGCGCGGCTCCCTCAACGCTCGAAAGGCCGATGTCGCTAATGCCGAGATGGCCGCCATCGGGCAGTTGCAGGCTTCCGCCGATCCGTCGTCAGCAGCGGCGCAGGCTGCAACGCTTACGGCGGCGAACAGCGCTGCGCCGCGTTGGTCTCCACTCGGGCAGGTATTCACTGATGCCACGGCGGGACTTGCGACGCAGGCCGATCTCGAGCGAGCCGGCATGAACCGCTACAACTTGGGCATCTCGAACTGGGGCAGCGGCGTCAGACGCTACACGTCGAACATAGGGGGCCGGACATGAACCCGCTGCTCATCATGGCCCTACTCTCGGCGGCATCGGCCGGCGCGAACTATGCGGGGCAAAAAAAGGTAGACAAGGGACGCGCGAACGCGATGCGCGAATCGGAGCGTCGTCGCAAGGAAGCGGAGACACGCTCTGCCGCGAGCGCGCAGGACACGACCAAACTACTCACCGACGCCGGCCGCAATCAGGACGCGAAGGCGGCGGAAATCGAAGCGCGATACAACTCGCATACGCCGACACCGGGACCGACATCGACGGGGGTCGGTGGCTTCACTGCCCCACCACGCTCAACGCTGACCGTCGATTCCGATCAGCGCGCGATGGGCGCCGTGCAGGCCGCTGCGGCTTCACAGCAAAAGGCGAAAGCCGGCTTAAGCGCCTACGGCGACGCGATGGCAAGCGCACAGATTGGCGCGAATCGAAACCTCACGGACATCGAGCAGCAGAACACCGGCGTACGCAACTGGCAGCAGTACGTCATGCCCGCGCAGATGGAAGCTGCGAACCAGTCCGGCAAGGACTGGGGCACGCTCGCGGATGCGCTACAAGTCGCGGCGGCTGTCTACGGCCCTATCGGCTTGGCTAACAGCGAGGCGCAAATCGCGGCGCAGAAATCCGGTGAGATTGCCAAGGCCGCATCGCTCGCCGGCCCGCACGATCTGTTTGACCCGTATTCGTGGCAGTCGTGGCTGAGGCCGCAAGCGCCGCCACGCTTCGCACTCACTCGCCCGATGTAGGACGCGCACATGGCAACCATCGCAAACCGTTACTACAACTCGCCGTGGATCGAGGCCGCCGGTCGCAATCTCGCGAGCGCGCTCGCGCCGCCGGACCCCGACGTATTGCGCGAGCGTGAACAGAAAAAGTTTCAGTTCGAGTACCTACAAAAGAAGGCCGGGAACGAAGAGGTTGATCGCACCCGCAAACTTAAAGGCGACGAGGTGGTCGGCAAGATGTACCGGCTGCGCTCCAATCCGATCCGGTTGGCGAATGGGAAGATCGATTCGGCGGCAATGGATCGCGAGGCGTATCGCTTGGCCGATGAGGCGGCGGCCTTCGGCGTTGATCGCAAGGACATCGATCAAGGGTTGTTTGAGGCGAGCCCCGGCGCTCGTCGTAAAGCGATAGCCCAGTCGATAGCCATTCAGGCGACGGCTCAACAAATAGCTCTTCGGAACTCGGGGATGATGGGGCAGATAGCCGCGCGCGGCGACATCGCGAGCGGCTTACAAACGCAAGAAGACGACGCGGCGATGCAGCGCCTACTGGTGTCTGGCGCCCAGAAGTTACAAGAGTGGAACCTGCGTGGTGCTCTGGCTGCGAAACATGCTGGCCGCGCTCCGCTCACCATCACGCAACCACTGATCAACGCGGTTGCCATGCAAATAGGGCAACACGAGAAGTTGACCGGACATCGCCTCTCGGATTCGGAGCGATTGCAGTACCTGGGTGAGTCCACGGACCTCCTTCAAGAGACGGGCGATCCCGTGATGGCCGTCCGTCGTGTGATGGAGGCTCATGGAATACGAGGCGCGGGAACGCCGACGCAAGAAGTGCCAGAGATGGACAGCATCATCAACGGGCTCATGCGCTTGATTGATCCTGACTACGACCCGACCGAATCGAAGGTCGGCCAAACCGATACCTATATCAAGTCAGACCCGACAGCCGTGGTCCCCGGAAGCATGGGAGAAGCAGCGATCACGCCGCCGGTCCAAGGCAACCCGTTCATGCGGCCCGGCGACGCCGAAGCGGAGATGGAAGGGTTCTCGCATGACGCTGCCGCTGCGCAGACCAGAGCGATCCCGCTTCCGGCTAACAGGCCAAAACCGGCGACTGGCAAGCGCCAGCCGAACTCCGAGACGCCAGCACAGCGCAAGGAGCGGCTGCGCCGCATTCTTCTGGAAGGCAAGAAATAGCATGGCGAACTCGGCGACACGCGCAGCCATTGAAGACGCTCGTAAGCAGCAGTTCGCTGATGACGAAATCGTTTCCATTCTCGCCGAGACGAACCCGGAGGTAGCAAAAGCCGTTGAAGCCGGCTTCGAGCCGAAGGAGGTTATTGACGAACTCTACGCACTCACGAGCGCGTCACAGGCTGGCCCGTATCGCGGCGAATACCAGCGAGAGCCGGTCAAGCTGAGTGAGTACGGCCCGTATCGTCTTCCTTTTGGATACACGGACGCAGCTCCGCCGGCCGAGGCACCAGCGACGCCCGCGCGCATCTCTGCGCCTCGCCCGGAAAACGCGCCGCGCTCGCTCGCGGATGCGATGGACCGGGAGAGGCGCGGTTTCAACAGCAAGAATCCGTTTTCGGAACCGACAGAAGGTAGCTTTTCCGAATCGTTCAATGACCGCACGCGCGAGTTGTTTGCCGATCCAATCGCACGCGGCTACAACCAGACCGCGCAGGCGAGCAACGTATTCACGGGCGGCACTGCGGTCGAGTCGCTTGAAAGCGCAGCGCATGACATCGCCGAACGCGAACGGCAAGCGCGCTCGGCGCCAAAAGCCGACTACATGGTGGCGGCTGAGGAGCAGGTCAAGCAGATAGTCGAAAACGTGATGACGCCGGACCAGATACAGCGGCAGTACGAGCGCCGGCAGTATCTGGATGATCTAGAGAACGGGGTTAATCCGAAACCGTTCATCCCGCACCCAGGTTATCCCGGCGAGGCAGAGCAGCAGCAAGCGGAAGCAGACCTCGCGAGCGCCTTCGGCGGCGACGTGCAGGTTCAGAAGCCCGAATACAACCTCCCCGGAGATCCATTCGGGATGCCGCCCGTGATCGCGCTGACGGACGGACAGAAAGCAGAAGCCATCGCGAGAATGTCTGGCGTCTATCTAAAGGACCCGCGTCGCGCGATCAACGTCTCACTCGAATCACTGACAGCCTCCGCTACTGGCTTGGGTCTCGGCTTTGGTCTCGGCGCGGCCGGCGGCTCCGTGGCCGGCGTTCCCGGCGCTGTCATTGGTGGCGCGGGTGGCATGGGCATCGGCTCGTTCTTGGCCGAGTACGGCGGCGATGTGCTCGATCAGATGCGCCAGGACGGCATCGACCTCACCAACGAACAAGTCGTTCTGCGACTACTGACCAACCCCGAGTACATGGAGCGCGTCAAGGATCACGCGCGAAGGCGCGGCGCTGGTGTCGCGACGTTCGATGCTCTGTCTGGCGCAATCGGCGGACGACTCGGCGGGCCAGTGACGCGCGCACTCGAAGATGTCGGCAAGGTCTCCTCGAAGGTCGGCAAACAGGTCGCGAAGATCAGCGGCGAAGGCGCGGAAATTCTTGCGCAGGGTTTGACGGGTGGAGCTGGCGAAATCGCGGGCGCGCGTTATGCCGGCGACCAAGTTGATCCAGAAGCCGTCACGCAGGAAATCATCGGCGAAGCCGGCTCCGGCGGAGTCGAGGTGCTTTCCGGCCGCTACAACGATCAGCGCGCCGAAGAAGCGTATCGCGCATCCCCGGAAGGTCGCGCCGATGCGACGCGCGAGCGCGCGTTGTCAAGCGCTCTCGATCTCACGGCGCGAATCCGAGCGTCCTCGCCGCCCGCTGCTACAATGCCCGCGCCCGCTCTCACGGGTAGTCGGGCCTCTGACGCGGCTGGCGGGACAGGTACAGCTCCGATACCGCCGGCTGCGCAGGGGACCGCGCAAACTCTTCAAGAACAACTCACGCCCGGCAGCGTCTTCCGCGCGCCGGACGGCGATTACGGCGTTGTCGCGGCCAGCCCGAACCCCGACCCGGACAAATTCTTTCTCGGATTACGCGGCCCCGATGGTGAGCTGCAACCGTGGACCCTCTCCGAGTTCGCGGCGCACCTCGCGCGTCAGAACGAGCCGCCGCGTCAGAAGGAGTCTGAACGCAAAGGAATGGTTCAGGACCTGCGGGAGAAGTCCGCCGGCTTGCGCGATAAAGAGCCAGAACGAAAGGAGATGGTTCAGGGCTTGCGGCAGATGTCGGACGCGATGCGCGACCCCGAGCCCGCGAAGAAGGAGAAAGAAAGAGAAGCGATGGTCCTGAACTTGCGGCAGGCGTCCGCCGATCTGCGGTCTCCTGAGCCTGGAAGGAAGAAGATGGTGCAAGGGCTGCGCCAGAAGTCGGACGCGCTGCGCTCGCGGAGCGTCGAGCAGATCGAAAACGAGAAGACTGCCGCACAGTACGAGCGTCAGGCCGACACGTTAGACAAGGCCGGTACCCCCGGTTGGAGATCAGAGGCCCAAGAGCTGCGGCAGAAGGCCCGCGCGCTGCGCGGACAAGAACAACCCTCCACGCCAGTCGCTCCTGCAAAATTAGAACCCGCATCGACGCCTGCCCCGGCTAGCAAAGCGGCTTCAACTACGCAGGAATCAGCGGCTGACGTGGAGGCTCCGCCAGCCCCCAAACCCAGAGAACCGGCGAAGTCACCGCTGGAACGATTTCAGGCGCCGCTACCGCCACCGCCACCGTCGCGCATGGTGGGCACGAGTCCATCGCGCGCCCTCGCCGCCCAGGTTGCCGAGGATACGAAGGCGATCCAGAAGGCGCGCGATGAGTATCTGAAGGCGACCGAAAGCGCACACGGCCCGAAGGCGCCTGACTACTTGCGTCGGCACTTCATGCCGCCGGAGTTGGGCGTTAAGGACATCGAGCAGGCGAGAACCTATCGCCAATACGCGGATGCGATCCGCGCACATCGCACGGCGTTGGAAGATGCCGTCAAGTCGGTAAACGCCCCGCTTACGGTGCCGGAGCCGGCGAAAGCCCCGAAGGCCGATGAGCCCAAGCGCGCGAAGGTCGAGGAGGATAGAGCCGCGATTGAGCAAGGCTGGGGTGAGCTGCAACAACTGCGTCACCAGTGGGCAGCGGCGCGGCCGTATCCGGCCGATCACGCCGAGCTGGTAATCAAGGGCGACATCGCCGACATCGCTGCGGCCGACGACTACAACAAATACGCGAAGCGCGTGGCGAAGCTGCGCAGGACGGTGGAAAAAGCCGTCAAGACCGCACGCGAGCAGCTCAAGCCGCACATGGGCGCCGCACCCGCGCCGACCGGCACGCAACTGTCGCACGGCGCGCAGCAGATCGAAGACATTCTCGGGCAGGACGAGTCGATAGGAGAAACCGCGCAGGCCCGATTGCGCGACGCGCTCGATGACCAGCGCCGGGATATGGAGAGCGGCGACGAGAACCCACGGGAGATCGCCGAGGAATTCTGGGAAAACACTTACGACAAGTTAGGGCCGCTCGCGCAGAAGCACACCGAGGAAGTGGTTCAGAGAGGAATTTCTCGGGAGCCGAAATCATTCCCGACGAGCACGTATCACCTCGATACCTTCTCGCGGCCGACTACGGCGTGGATGCGGTGGGCGAACGAGATGCTACACGAGCCCAAACAACTACCGCCTCGCAGAGAGCTGGATGAGGACTCGGTGTATCCGTTGACCGAAGGATCGTCGCGGATGCACTTCGGCGACCCGCAGCGCCTCACGGGCGAGCCGGCCGGCAAGTCTGAGGCTGGCGTCACACAGATGCCCACGACGCCCGACAAGTTCGAGGAAATCATTGACGAGGTGCCGGCGCTCTTCGAGGCCCCTGTGCGAACGGTCGTCCCATCGAAAGAGCCTGGTTACGGCCCGATGCTCTCGAAGGAGGAAGCGGCGACTCGCATTGAGAGCTGGCAGGCGGCGGCAACGGCCCAGAGCAAAATTCCGCACCACAAGGACGGCAACTCCAACCGCGTGATTTATTCGCTGTTCGACTGGACCGGCCAATGGGCGCAGCCGTTCAAGGATGCCGGCTACGACGTTCGCTACTTCGACATCAAAGACGGCGCCGACGTGCGCGAGTTCAGCGTCGAGTGGTTCATGGACAACATCCCGGACATCACCGATGTGTACGGATTCCTGATCGCTTGCCCGTGTACTGACTTCACGGTTTCCGGCTCGCAGTGGTGGCGGCGCAAGGACATGGATGGTCGCACCGAGGCGAGCAAAGAGCTGGTCTACAAAGCGCTCCAGGTTGTCGAGTATTTCAAGCCTCAAGGATTTTGGGCGCTGGAGAACCCGGTGAAATCTCGCATCGGTCCCCTGACGGGACTGCCGCGACCGCGCCTAATTTTCCAGCCGAACGATTACGGCAATCCGTACACGAAGGAAACTTCGCTGTGGGGCAACTTCAACCCGCACCTTCCCACGGCGCCAGTGGAGCCCACCGAAGGCTCGAAGATGCACAGTCAGTATGGCGGCCGGTCGGAGCGCACGAAGGAAGCGCGCAGCGAGACGCCTGAGGGGTTTGCTGCTGCGTTCTTCATGGCGAACAACTACCTGGGTGCAACGTCTGAACGGCGATTGTTAGGCGAGTACCCGCTTGCCGCAGGAGCCATCGAGAAGGCGCTGGCGGCGGGATTCAGCGAGAAGCAAATCGTTGAGCTGATCGGTGGTCGCCACGACATTCTTGACGACGAGGGCACGGCCGCACGCGCGGCACTGCGCAAACTGGTCAAGGAAGGCACGCCGGAACCGAAGGAAACACCGGAACCGCAACCAGCGCCGAAGCCAGCCAAGAAGCCGGCGCCGGTCGCCCAGGCTGCGAAGCCAGCCGCCGAACCTCAGCAACCGGAGACGAAGGAAAAGGAAGGGATATTCACGGGCGCACACCCGATTCTCACCGACCGACGCGAAGAGGTAATCACGCCGAACGGCACCAAAGTCGAGACCACGTTTGAAGTGGTCGAGGCGGCCGACCTCATCTCATCGGATAACTCGAAGTTCCCTAAGCAGCTCCAACCACGCAAGCGCGAGCGCAAAACGAGCGAGGATCAGATTCGCGACATCGTTGCCAAGTTCGATCCGGCGCAGCTCGGTGCCAGCCGTCTCGCCTCACACGGCGCGCCGATCATCGGCATGGACGACAACTACGTGGAGTCCGGCAACGGCCGCGTAATGGCAATCCGCAAGGTGTATGCCGATCACCCGGAGCTTGCGAAGAGATACCGCCAACTCGTGCGCGCCATTTCTGGCGTGGATATCTCGAAGATGAAGGAGCCCGTGCTGGTGCGCAGGCGCCAGACCGTGATGAGCGACGAAGAGCGCGTGAAGTGGACGCGAGAGGCTAACAAAGATGTGCTGATGCAGATGTCGGCCGCCGAGAAGGCCGCTGTCGATCAGGAAAAATTGACGCCGAGTGTGATGTCCGAACTCCCGGACAACATGGACGAACCGATCAAGCTGGTCGAAGGGAAAGGCTTGGAGTTTGTTCAAAAGTTTGTCGCACAGTTCACGCCCGCCGAACGCGGCGAACTCATCGACGCGGACGGCAATGTCAGTAGCATCGCGTTGAACCGCGCGAAGGCCGCGCTGTTGCAGAAGGCATACGGCGGCACGCCTGCCGGCGATGCGGCGATCCGGCGCGCGGCGGAGTCCACGGATACCGACGCTCAGACGTTGGTGAATACGCTCATGCACTTCGCGCCACCATTCGCGCAGCTCAAGGACGAGATCGCCGCCGGCCGCGTGCAGGAACAGGCCGATATCGGCCCGCAGATAGCCGCAGCCGTCGAAGTGGTGCGCGCCGCAGGCTCGCCCGGCGCTGTCACGCGCTGGCTCAACACCGAGGATTTGCTGGAGCCGAAGGACGCGACTGTCAAGCAGCTCATCCAGACCTTCTACACTTTCGATGGCCGAGGGGACGCCAAGCGGCTCCGTTCTGCCGCTGCCATTGGCTCAACGCTGTCCGGGTACCTGAAAACCGCGCGCCAACACACGCCGGCTGGCGCAAGTGGCGGGCTTTTTGGCGACGATCAGGCCGCCGTACTGAATCCCGCCGCCGAGCTGGTTAAACTGAACGCCGGCAGGAAGGAACAGGAGCAGCAAAGTGAACGACAAGATAAAGCCCAGCGCTCAGGACAAGGCGGGCTCTTCACCGCCGGAGGAAAACCATCTGCGCCCGCATCTACTGGGACAGGCGATGAGAGCGGCGGGGAAAAAGCACGATCAACTGGACTTGGTGAGAGCCGGGACAGCGGCGATGCTGAAGCATCCGCTGCGTCCGATGAAGAAGTAACCGAACTCGATGACGACATCGGCGCCACGGCCGCCGAGGATGATTACGAGGATGACTCCGGTGTTGAGTCCGCGATGGACGACACCGACGAGGCGCAGGCCGACGAGGAAGTAGAGGAAGACGAAGACAGCGGCATCGAAGAAGGCCGCCACGACCGCGCGGGCGAGCGCGTTACCCTCCCCTCCACGACGCGCGAGAACCTGATGCGGTATCTCGGCATCGACCCGGCCGAGTTCCGAGTGATGGGCGGCAAGCAGCAGTGGGCGACGGCGGTTAAGGCCATCAAGCAACGCTTCGGCTTCGCCGACATCATCAAGCACAAGGCTCAGAACTGGCGCAACGCCGTCGATCATCTACTCGATGCGTTCGAGAGCCTGGACAACCTTGCCGAAGTGCTGAAGTCCGGCAGTCGCATCGCGTCACTCGGCGGACGCATCACGCTTCACATGCGCGAGAAGCCAGGCAAGACCAAGGGCTACTTCCGCTACAAGCCAGATGGCGCCGAGCCGGGCAACACCATCGCGCTCTACAATCAGGAAGACGTGTACTCGCACGAGCTGGCGCACGGCATCGACTACGACATGATGGAGCGCGCGGGCGGCGCTGGGCCGGGCGGCCTCACGAAAATGATCCGCGAGCGTCAGAACACCGGCAAGTTGCCGAACAACCTGCTTGAGGCGATGGCCGATGTGTACAACGCCATGTACTACGACGACGGCGCCATTGCCGGGCTGATCGCCAAGACACAGCACCAGCTCTCCCAGGCCAAGACGCCATCGGAAAAGGCAAAATTTCAGAAGCGACTCACCGCCCTGCAAAACGGCACATGGCGCGGCAATACCGCCTACTCCGCTTTGTACAAGCGGGCGATGAACGGCCCGATGAAGAGGTACCTGACGAAGCCCACTGAGTTCTTCGCCCGCGTGTTCGAGGCATACGTCTCACACAAGATCCAAGGTCAGCAGGCGATGGGACTCGTGAAGTTCTTGGGCGCAACGGACGCTATCTACAGCGATCAGGCCGATGCGTGGATCAAGCGCGTGTATCCGCATGGCGCCGAACGTCAAGCGATCTTCGCAACGCTCGATAACCTTGTCGGCCAGATCGCGCGCGACGATATCTACAACGTCGGTACACAGTCGCCGGGATTGCAGCAGTCGCACATCAACCTGGGTCTCATTGATCCGGTGGCGCAGGCGAAAGCCAACGGCACGCCGATCACGCCGGACATCATCCGGGCTCACAACCTCACGAACAAAGCCGCGATGACCTTTCTCGAGGACGAGCTGGCGCGCAACGAATCGACGTGGAAAAACTTGGTGCAGTTGATGGAGGACTTGACGAAGGGGCGGCCCGGTGCGGCGCAGAGCCTCAACGCTGCGATGAGCAAGCTCGCGAGCACGCCAGATACCGTTATGCAGTTTCTTGAGATGCGATTCCCACACATCACGGTCCTGCGCACGATCCGCAACCAGCTTTCCGACGCGCACATTGCAGGCCGCAACAAGCCGATGGGCATCTATCGCGAATGGCAGCGCACAGAGCACTCGATCACGAATGACCTCCAAGATCGAATGAGAGCTGTTGGTGTCCTGCCCAACATGCCGAAGGCGGACGCCGAGCACTTCTGGGACGTGGCGCATGGACTGGCGAAGCCCAAAAACGCGGCAGTCAAGCGACAGGTCGATCAGTTCATCTACGAACTCGCGCGCCTGTGGAAGTTGCGTGACAAGACGGGCGAAAACATTGGTTACGTGGACGAGGCATACGTCAACCGCGTGTTCCTGAAAGACGTGGCTGATAACCCAAAGTTTCACGCCGACCTTTTGCGGCTTCGTGTACAGGAGAAGAACGACCTCATCGTTCAGTTGCAGTCCCAGCGACTCGCCGCCACGGACCCGGCGGAAATCGCGCGCCTCAAGGCCGCGATCAAACGGGCGCAGGCCCGCGATCCTGTGGCCGACACTCGTAGCCAAGTTGCCAAGATGAAGGGGCTCTCATGGGGCGAGCCTGTCTACCTTGGCGCAATGAATGAAGACTCCGCGAAGGAGCGCGTTTTCAGCGCCGCCGCCGACGAAATTCTCAAGGAGTGGTACGTCAAGGACCCGGCGACACTGCTACAGATGTACGGCTCTGCCGCTGCGCGCGGCATCACCATGCGCCGCCGGTTCGGCGACAAGCCCGAAGAAGTGTTTCAGGGCTGGCTCGACAAGGTGGCGCTGGAACTGCCGGCTGCATACGGCGAACTACTCAAGAACGCGATGGAAGTGTCGATGGGCTTCCGCAAGGGTGGTCACGGCAGCCTCACGCGCGCCATCAACGGTGCGGCCAACGTGACAACGGCGAACATGCTGGGTCGCTCTGTGTTTCCCAACATCTCGGAGCTGTTGAACATCTTCGGCAAGGGCGTGAGCGTTCCGGTCACATTCGGCGCGCTGATGAAGGCGACGGTACCGTTCATAAGGAGCGCCAGCGTCAAGAAGCGTTTCGCCACTGCGGATCGATTCGGCCGCCTCTCGGGTGCGCTGGTCGATGCCGCCAGTAGTTCGACTGCGATGGCGCAGCACATCGGCGAAGACACCCTCGGCAACGGCATCCTCGCCAGATTCTCGGTGCGCGCGTATTACTTCAACGCATTGTCGGGACTCACAGCGCTTCAGCAGAAAGCCACTAACCGCATCGGCTTCGAGGAGTTCTATCACGTTGCGGCGCAAATCCGAAAAGGCGGCCCCGGCGCGGAACTCTATCGTCAGTGGTTCCGCGAGCATGGCATCAGCGACCCGGACGGGATGGCGAAGTTCTTGGAGAACATCGACAACATCGATGACATCGATCTCACCGATACCCTTTTCCCAGGCGCCGCACTGACGCTATCGAACGCGATCACGCAATTTATCCATACGACGATCCAGCATCCGACGCCTTCGACCAAACACATCCAGGCCAACCGTGGCGTGATCGGGCTCATCTTTCGGCTAACAAGCTGGATGACGACCAACTTTATCAATATCACGCGATTCATGAAGAACCGCGCAGCGTCTGCAATCAGCGGCAAGTACGGTGGCGAGGAAATCCATCTGCGCCATCGACTGAGTGGCGAGCGCGCAGGCAAGCAGCTCACGGCGCACGAGCGCGTCTTCGGTCGCACCGGAGGCAAGAGCATCACGGTCGGGCAGAGGGTCACGGCAATGGCGGCGCCAGCGGCGACGTTGGCTGTGACGATGTACGCGGCGCAGGCAGCCTTCGTCATCGCTCGAATGATGTTGACCAACAAAGACGAGTGGGAAGATAGGGGCGATGAGTTCTGGGATCGCTTCACCAACCGGAAGACCCAACTACAGATTTTCCAGTATTGGGGCATCATGGGCTGGGGGATGAATACTGCGGTCGATGCGGTAGAAGGCACGCGCTACAACCGCGGAGTCATGGGGTCGCTGGCCGGCCCCGCTTATGGCGGATGGGAACAAGACGCCGAACGCCTGATGATGGGGGCGGTATCGCTGGCCGATCAGGCGCGAGGCGAGAAGGAAATCTCGGTGGCCGTGAAGAACAACGCGGCGCAAGCGGCATATCACCTCGTTTCCAACATCATCAGCGTCGGACTTTTGAACGTGTTGAAGACTCGCGGCATGGTCGGCCCGTCGATTGGCTTCGCGTGGTCGATGTTTGGCACAAGCCCGTGGGCGCGGCACAAGTTTGCCGACGCTGTTGCCGGCAAAAAGACCAAAGACCTGCAAGCCGAATCCAAAGCCGGCGACATGGATGCCACCAATGAACTGAATCAACGAGCGGCGGAGAAGGCCGCCAATCCGCTCGCACTGGACTTTCTGGACCCGAATCAATAGCCGGAGAACATCATGAGAGACTATCCACTCGATCCAGTAGGCGATGTCGCTTACACACAACCCGCCCCCGGCGCCTTTCCGCGTGACACAGCGGTTGAGGACCCAGCATTTTCCGGCAACGACGCCGCGAACGAGATACCGGGCCTAGGCGGAGAGTTCGCTCCCGCTCTGTGCCTTGTACTCAGCGGCCCCGCTGACGGCGGCGAGGCTGGTTTGTCGATCCGGCCGTTCCGTGGACCGGCGCCGCCTAACCAGCCATTGCCGCCGATAAGGATTCCGGGCCTTGCCGGGAACCCATCTACCCGGCTGAACCTATATCCGTGGTTCAAGGACCCGCCCGAAGGGCTGGACATGAACAACCCGAATCCGCCGGCACCATCGCCAGCGCCGCCGCCCGCGCCGCCGACTGGCGTCACCATCACGGGCAACACGCTTTCCGGCAACAACGGCAACGCGAGCTTCAGCGGACCCGCCGCGCGCAACGCGCTCGTCACGCTGATGTACGCCCTCGATGGCGGCCCGAGTCAGCAGCTCATCATCGGCATCACGGCCGGCGACACAGGCTCGCAGATTGCCGCGAAGGTGCGCGCCGCAATTGATGCGGTAGTCGGCCTCGACGCAGACGGCACTGGCGGCAGCGTCCATGTGATCGGCATCGGCGGCAGCCTCACCGCTTTCAACCTTTCGGTTTCATAGGAGACGAACATGGGTTCCAGACGCGACGACTATTTAACCCGCAGGCCAAGCGAGCGGGGGCCGCCGCTTGAGCCCGTGTCCCTCGGTGACGTGCTCGTGAAACGCCCAGAGCCGACTCGCGGGCGAAAGCCCGCCAATCCGAAGCCGATGCCGCAACAGAAGAGGAAATAGAAATGCTCGACCAAACTACCCCACCCTTCCGTGTCGGCGACACGGCCTACGCGGCTCGCTCACCGGGCGGCTATGCCAACGCGGCAGCAGTCCCTGTCGATCCGGCGTTTGCCGGCGATGCGGCCTACCTCGCTCCCTCACTCGGCGGCGAGTTCCAGCCTGGATCGGGCGCGGCGGCTCCCACGACTTCACCAGTCAGCAAAGGCGCGGACGCCGATGGCGGAGTCGCCGACCTTGCCGCCGTGCCGCGCATCGGCGCACCGCCTGTCGTCGTACCGCCCGCGATCCCGGCGCTGTCGGTCACGGTGTCCGGTCTCAATCTGATTTTCGCCGGCAAAGCTGCCGCTGCGAAGGTCGTGGACGTGCAGTACGAAGTGAATGACGACGGCGTGGTGCGTCACGTCGCTGGTATTGCCATCCCCATCGGCACGCTCGCCGGAGCTGCCGCCGCCATCGTCGCGGGCCGCGTCAACGGCGCGGCGCACTTGACGGCGGCCGTCACGAGCAACGAGGTACGTTTGGGCGCGAAGACGCCCAACGTGATCGGGGCTGATCCGGTGCTCTGCACCATCACGTAGGAGTTCCCATGCTTACTGTCATGCTTGTTCTTGTAGTCGGTGCGCTGCTCGCAGCCATCGCAGCAGCGATGAACAAATGCCCGCTATGGGTCAGCGTCATCCTGTTATGTGTCGCAATGGCCGTGCAGGTTCTGCCGGTCAAGTAGCCACCCAGGTCAATGCCGTGTGGCTTCCATCGAATGAGCCCACGGCATTGACCTCAACACTTCGGCAAACTCCTCAACGCTCGTTTTGCCGCGTACCAGCTCGAAGAGCTGCGCCGGCTCATCTTCTGGTGCGAAGGTCATGGTGTAGCTGCCGGTCAGCGTGACCATGTGCGTGCGCGCCTTGCGCACCGCGTCTGCATCGTCGGTCGCTTTCAATGCGCCACCAAACCAACGCTTCACGTCGCGGTCGTCCCACGGATCATCGGGCGATGCGTATTGGCGGGTTCGGCCGCTGACCTTGTAGCCGCCTTCTCCATCGCGCATGAGCCCGATCATGAGATCCAAATCGTCGGCGAGTTTTACGTACCAAATCGCGAGCGTGTTTTCGTCGATGACAATCGACATGCGGCCATCCTTGCCGGTCGGCGCGTCTCAGCGCTTCCGATGTTCCATGTGGAGCAACTTCAAACGCGGATGACCTTGATCGCGTAAGCGCTTGTAAATCGACTTCGCGAGCGCGGGCCTACAACCGCAGGAGTGAACCCACCCGGCCGGCGTGCGCTTGGTTAGGTCTTTGCCAGCCTTCACGCACGATTGACCGCAGTCGCATACGCAAGACCAGTGCTGTCCTGGCTGCTCGCTCGAAGCCGGGCCAACCACCATCAGATTTCCGTAACGCTGACCGATGAGATTGGCCCGGACTCCTCGCATAAGACCCCCGTCCTTATTCGCTCGCTTCGCCTCGCTTGAGGATGTGCAGGATCGCCATTGCGCGATCCAGCGGCAACGTCGCCGTCACTTCGAGTACGACGTGTTGCTCATGCTGCTCCGATGATTTGATGGTGTACTCAGGCGGGGTCACGCCATCGGCAAGTTTCCATGCCCCCGCGACAGGCTTGTGGCCGTTGACCGGCGCTGTGCGTGTGTACGCGCGCTTTTCCTTTCCGGCCTTGCGTCGCGCTCGGTACGCGGCGTTGTATTCCCGCTGCTTATCCCTGTCTCTTCCGCTCGGTGTTTTTCCGCCCTTCTTCGCCTTCGCCTTGTTGCCGCTCGGGAACCGCTTGCTGTCTGAGCGCGGGCGAATCATTGCCGGCATCGGATCGTACTTGCCTTCTGGCTCCAGCAACCGCGCCATTGAAACGCCCAAGACTTCGGCGATGTAACCGGCAGTCTCCTCGTTCGGGATCGGATGCTCGGCGACAACCCAACGGCGGACGGGACTCGGGTTACGCGGCGTGTCGGTCGGCCCCATCGTTCCGTACAACACGCGCGCAAGATCAGTGTGCTTCCAATCCCTCGCAGGTAGTAGCTCTTGCAATGACGCGGCCAGCTTCTGCGCCACTTTGTCATCGTGGTTCTGGGCCGGCCAAACGAAATCCTTCGGGGAAGGTTTCGGATTTGGTGGCCGAGGTTTTTTTGCGTTTATGAGTCCATCGACCACTTTCATTGCTCAGCTCCTTTGAGGAATTTAATGGCGCACCGATGTGGTGGCCGCCTTGGCTTGTCGCTTCGTAGTCGCGACTGATTTTTGTGCTTCGTTCACGATTTGCGCGACGCGCGGATCGTAGTATTCGAGTCGATGGGAGAAGAGAGAGAGTCTTTCGCGCCTAACGCGCATCGCCGGCAGTGATTGCTTTTTCCAGTAGTAGGAACTGGTGCGACATCCTGCGCATAACATCGGGCCTCCCTTCGATCCGCATCCTTCGGTTAATTCTTCGCCGCAACCATCTACCTCGCAGACCATTTTCATCAGACAACTCCTGTACGTGTGACGACTGACCCTGACGCGGCGCAAAATACTTCAGATGGCAACCATATTCAACCTATGGCACCAATCTAGTCCCACCGCTGTCAAGCAGACAACGACCTATCAAAACGGAATTTCGGAATCCGGGTTAGACCCGTTTTGGTGCTTTGGGGGGTAGTTCGGCCTTGGCCCGGAAGCGGTTCGGGCAGCTCCGGCCGGTTTCGGTTTACAAAACTGCAAAGCCTGCTCGTCCGTCATTTCTTGCGCGCTTAAAGACATATAGGGATCGCTTTCTGAGCCCTGCATCCAGCCGGAAATCCAGTACCAACCAACGCCCCTTAGAAAGATTTTCCCTCGCCAGTGGGGAGACTTTGCAGACGTAGGTTTTTGGTTCCGGTAGATGAGCCCGCCGTCGCGCTCCTCGCCTCGATAGGTGTTTGGATTAAGTTTGGATGCGCTCATGTGATGTTCCCTGAACGTGTCGCGTTGATGATCCGCAGAGCCCTTAGGTAACGGATGAGCGCTTGGCGCTTGGCTGGCGTCACCGCAACCGCGTGCGTCAGGCCCGCGTCGTAGGCCGCCATGACATCGAACCATGTGACCGGCCCGCCCTTTCGGCGCGCGTGCGCGACGTGGTGCAGTGCGTATTCGGAGTAGTCGGTTTTCATAGGATGATGAGACGCTGGTCTTCGGATGCGGAGATGGTGATGGTGCGCAGGTTGGCCTCCATCATTCCGCGCCGACGCCAGTTCCACGCCTTGATGGTCATGCGCGCCTTGATTTGTAGCGGCAGCTTCGAGGAGACGCGCTGCGCGTCCGCTTGGAACGCTCCACGCAAGACGTACTCGACATCGTTGCGCTCCAGGTTCTCGCCCGTGTAGACGGCCTCGAAGAACGCTTCGGCCTTCGGCTCGTCCTTGCGCGCGAAGTATTCAAAGAGCGCCGTCCCCAGGCTGATCGACAGCGGCCGGTTGTCCTTCGGGTAGTGCAGCAAGGTCGTCGCCCGCTCGAACAGCGACAGGTGGTCGCGCGCGTAGTGGATGACTTCGGTGTTGCTGATCTTCTTGATGCCACGGGTGAGCGCGCCGCGCTCCAGTTGCCGCATCCAGTACACCGAGCCCGAGACAGCCTTCACGACGTAGTGCGGGTATTCCTGAAAGTGCAGGCACAGCGCATCCGACGACGTGCGTACCGCGCCCGTGTCGATGGTGGAGAAAGCCGCTTCGGGGATGCCGTATACGACCATCGTCTTAATCGGCAAGCCGGCCTCGATGATGGCGAGCAAGCGGTGTTGGCCGTCCAAGACGTTCTCGTTCTCGGCGATGATGATCGGCTGGCCGTTGACCTGCCAATTGCCGCTCTTGATTTCGGTGGCAAGGAATTCAACGTGACGCTTGCGCACCGGCCGGTTGCGGCAGTTGGCGCGTAGCCACTGCGTCGCGTCCGCTGGCGTGATCGTGGTCACTTCCGAGAACACGTTGTCGGCGCCGTGCAGCTTCGCGGCGTGCTTGAGTTCAACAATCTTCGCCTCAGTTTTCGGCGTCATGACCAGCTCCTACTTGATTCGTGTTGGGTTTTGGGTACCTTCCGCGCCATGTCCTCATGCACCGCGCCGCCCCGTGACTCAGGTAACTGTCTTCCCATTGCCGTCGCCTCTGGTTTGCTCGCCGCAACTGCTCGCGCACGTTGAGCGGCTACTAGCGCGACGCGGTATCGCTCTGCGCAGGACGGGTGACTCCACCTGTGACCTATGGCTGGACCCCACCAGTACGGGAAGATGTCCGCCGCCACGATTCCCGGCCGGCGGCACACCTCGCACTTCCCGGCCCTGAGCGGGGCTTCCTGCGACGGCCTACGCCTGCGGCCCATCGAACAAGTCGCCGTTCACGACTTCCCCGGTGTCCGGGTCCACTGAGAACGTGCTGTCGGCCTCTCCTGACGCCTGTACGGGCTCTGTCGGCCGTGTCTGCTCCGTAGCGCCGATGTCATCGAGCGCCGTCCTGCGGCGGCGTGGCTTCGCCTCCGGGGTCGGTACGGGCGTGACGTGGCTGTCGGCCTCGTCCTCGATCACGCTGCCCTCGATCACCCGGCCACCCTTGGACAGCTCCTCGTGCAGCTCGGAGAGGCGGAAGGCGTTGTTGGCGGTCGTGGACAGCGGCAGCAACTTCGCAAGGCGACGCAGCGCCGTCTTCTTCGCCATCTCCTCGTAGTTGTCCGACCACGCCGGGCCGTTCGCGGCTTGCGACTTCGCGCGGATCGCATCGACCTGGGCCTTGGTCATCACGACGCGCGCCGCGATCCCGCCGTCGCGGTACTTGGCGAGCGCGTAGACCATCACCATCGGTCCCCGGTCCTGCCAGTTCACCATCGACTCGAAGTGCGAGTTATCGCCGAGTACGTACAAGGTCTTATCGTTCGCGCAGACAATTTCTGCTTCTACGAAACCAATATCGCCCTGGCGCGCGAGCTTGATGAGACCGCGATAGCCGGGTACGAGCGTGACCTTGCCCTTGAACGGTACAAAGTACGCCTCGCCCAACTGCGCATCGGGCAGCAAGCCCAACTGCGCGGACGTGACCACGGACGCGAACAACGAGCCGCGATCCATGTTCAGGAGGTTCGGGTTCTGCTGGAGCGCGGTCATCGCCACGCGCAGAAACTTCTCGACCGTCACATGCGGCGGGAGCGCGCTCTTCAACTGCTCCTGCATCGTCGGCAGATACAGTTGCGTGCGGATCAGATCAATCGGCTTTTCGGCGGGCCTTTGGGCGACGACGGTATTCATGGTTCAACTCCATTGGTTGCGGGGTCAGCTCCGCCAGCTCGGCGCGCGGCGGCAGCTTCAGATAGACATCGATGAGCCTGATTACGGTGTTGAGCGAATCGGACCAGCACGCCGCGTAGCCTTGGGCACGGGCCAGCTCGAGAAATTTGCATTGGTTGTCGGTCGGCCGGCGCGGCGGCACTTTGAGCTCGATCACGAGCCCGTGATATGCGCCACGCGGGACGAGCATCACGAGATCGGCGACACCGGAGCGGGCGCCGAGTGCGTGAAACATCCCGGCCGTGTGCGTCTCGCGACGCAGTAGTTCGAGGGGGACGTGGAAGCACAGCGAGCCGATGTGTGGATAGGCGTTGTCGATGTACTGCACGACGGCCTTTTGCATGGCGCGCTCGTAGTACGTTTGAACCGCGGAATCCGGCCCGAGGCCCAGGTTCAAATAGAGCGCGTGCTGTCGCGGCAGAAGATCCACCGCGCCGCTGCCATCGACCCACTTGAGCGCGGCTTTCGGCAGATAGCGCAGACCTGGCTTTGGCCGGCGCCGCTTCACTGCGCCTCCGCCGTTTCGTCGCGCGGCTCGGAATACAGACGCCCGTCAATCAGCCGACGCGCCTCGTGTCGTGCGGGCGGCGTGCGCGTCGCGAAGAATCCGATCAGATCGGGTGCGAGCTGCATGGCGAGGCGCGCAAGGCCGGCGGTCGCGTGATCGTTGATTTTCAGATGCGATTGCCCGGCCTCGCGCATGGCCGTTTGCCAGCGCAGCACATGACAGATGGCATCTGAGGACCAGCGGCGAAGGCCACGGGCCTGTGATCGACGCGCCAGGGCGATGAACGCGGTGAGCACATGGGCGTTCAACTCGATCCACTGCCAGAAATCTTCGGGATACGTGCCGTCGTCGTACAGCCGTTGCCAGCGCTGCACCTCGCTCTCCGAGAGCGAATCAATCCAATCGATTTGCTCTAACGCGCCCACGTCCCTACTTGGTGGTGATGCGCAGCTCAACCTTGGACGGTTGCGCTTTGAACTGGCGGGTGTGTGCGGGCTTGGCTTCGCGCTGTTTGCAACTGATCCGCCCGCCGTTCGCCTCGACGCTGGCGTAGCCGGATTGCGTGCAATACGAGAGCACGCGCCCCTCGATGACATCGGCGTCGGCCTCGACGCGCTTGCGCACGTCGCGCAGCTCGCGCAGTTGTTCGAGCCAGCCTTCGACATCGGGATCGCCGCGAAGATCGACGTGACCATCGCCCGCGTGCCAGACCCTTTTGGCCGAGTCCATGTCCTGCGGCATTTCGGCCGGCGGCTCGACGTTGTTCTCGATGGATTCCCAGAACGCGCGCACGCGGCGACGAATCTCCGCAATGGCTTCGTCGTGGCGCGGTATCTCGCAGCGCACGATGCGGTCGCCGCTGATGAGCGCGATGAGCAAACCGGCCGCAGCCTTGCAGCAGGCGAGCTGTACCTGAACCTGCAAACTGAAACGCAGCGGCGGCTCGGCGTAGCCGTCGTCGTGAACGAGCCAGTTATCTTTGAACGATCCCCAAGAGGCGTTCTTAACTTCGGCCGGGAACTCACCGCCTTCCCTAGCTAGAAAAAAGTCAGGCGTCGCACCCAGGCCAATGCAGTCGTCGTCCGTGAAGTAGTTTGTAGAGCGTACTAAGTTGTAGTCGTACAGCTCGCCGGCCGCCTTGGCGATACCATCCTCAAGGCACCGGCCGAGTACAATCCGCTCGTTGTCCGAATAGTCCGCGTGCGCGAGATCGCCCTTCTTCTCGTGCCAGAGCTGGAAATGGGACTGATAGCCGCAGCCAAAGAGCGCTGCTACCTCACTGGCGCCGATGCAGCCGCTGCGCAAAAGGTGCCAATGATCCTCATTTTCAATCGCGTGCCGCATGACCTAAGCCGCCCGCGAATTGGCCGGGCGCTTGGCGTCGATGTACGCCCAGATATCTAGCTTCTTCCCTGACTCAATGCGGACAATGGTCAGTAGCTGAATTAGGCGTTCGACGCTAAGGCTTTCCCTCGCGAACCACGCATAGGCCGCCGCCTTGCTCACTTCTTCCCCATAGAGACCCTTAAAGAGCCTGGGGATGTCCGTCTTGAGAAAGCCCAAGTCCTTCTCAAGTCGCTCGTAGTTGAACTGCGCTTTGTAAGACATTACCGCCCCCCTACAGCCACATGGCCTATGGGGGATACGGTCCTACCGAGTGCCGTACTTGGCGAATAATGATGGTGTAATTAGCTGAATCGGCGGACAATTCAGTCGGCCGCCGTCGCTGGCAAGTGCGATGTAATAATTCTTGTATTGATTCTTGCCTACACTTGCCAAGTGTTTCTTACACTCGTTGTAAGATTAGTTGCCCACGGTGGTTATGGATTGCCTAAGGGGGCGTTGTTAGTCACTAACTGTGGAGTTGACGATTTGTTTTTACTTGGTCTTAAAAAGAAAAAACCGTAACGATTGAGGAGCTGTGTATTTTGAATAAACGAAGCGATGACTTGTTGAACATGCCGACTGACAGGCGAGTTTTTAGGGATCGACTTGTCGCGCGAATGAAAGAGCAAAAGATGACCGGGGCCGAGTTAGCTAGGAAAGCAAAGCTGTCGAAGGATGCGATCAGCACATACACGACGATGCGAAGTCTGCCGACGCCCAAGACGCTCGCGCGTCTTGCGAGCGCCCTCGACTGCAAACCGATCGATTTGATCCCTGTCACGCCTGTGACGGAAACACTGCTTGAAATGCGTGAGCACAGTAAGCCCGGTTACAAGGTGCTCGTAGTGAAGATGCCGCTGCCAATTTTGGACGCGATGCATCACTACAAACTTCTAGCCAAGCTGGAGGAGGAAACGAACGCAGCGGCCAAGAACGATTAACGCAATAAGGAAACGGGGAAAGAGAACGGGGGCCGATGGCCCCCGTTTTCATTTGCGAATTACCCCGCGATGGACGCGGATCGGTTTCGGTGGAGGCGACGCCGCCGCCTCCTCCTTGTCCAACAGATACCGGGCGCGCAGCCGATCCCAATGCTTGTCCTCTTCGGTCTTCGGCGGCTCGACGGGTTTCGGCCACAGCTTCGGCGTGTGGATACGCTCCCAGGCGTGGACCTCCTCCTTCGCATAGACCTCGTTTCGGCCACTGCGCCAGTGATCCGGGAAACCGCGATCACATCCCCAGCGGCGCAGCGTCCGCCGGGAAATTTCGTGCCGCTCGCACACTGCGGCAGTCGTGTAGACGGGTGAGTTTTCATGAGCTGGCTTCGCCCTTTTGGGCATCGGCTTTTCTTTCCGTGGCATGGTCGGCGCCTCGCGGTATGTGTGGACAAGTAGTGGCAACGATCCAGTACACACCCTGCGAGCCATACGGTCAACGTACCGCGCTCTGTCGGGGATGCCCCGCCACCCTCGGGACCAAAAAAGGCCGCCCGTAGGCGGCCTCAATTCGTTCCATTGCGTATTGACAGCTACTTCACGGCGGCGATCTTCGTCGGCACGACCTCGATGAACGCGCGATTGATTCCGTTGTCCTTGCACATATCGCGGCAGACCTGCCCGTCGCGCAGTTTATTCAGCACGCGCTGAAGGTCTGGCGAGTGGATGTTGCCGCGCTCGATGTCCCGGATCAGTTTGTGAAGCCGAAGGTGCCAAGGGGCCAGCTCGGCGAGCGGTTCGTCCGGCTCAAAGTCCCGCGATGCATCCGCTCCGTTGTAGATGTCGGTGACGGGCGCGGCGAGGTCCTTGTCCCCCTTGTCGGCCCTGCCGGCCGCCGTGTGATTCATGCTCATGCTGATGAGGCGTTTCGGGCACCCGAGTAAGCCCAGGTACGTCGCGTGCGTGTGTCGGAGCGTCATGCGATCCCACGGCTGAGTACCGGCGGCCTTTTCGATCCCGCGCTGGATATCGGTACGCGCCGTGCGCCATCGGTGTCCCACGCGCTCGGGGAATACACCGTTCCAATGCGCGTGCTCGGGTAGCTTTACGTTCTCTTCCCAGATCGCGTGCAAGCGTTCGAGCAGGACCAACGCATCGCCGATGATGAGCACTTCGCGCGGCAACCTCTCACCGCCCTTCTTGCGCCGCCCTTTCACATGCTCGCGCGGCGGAATCCATACCAGCGCACGATGCTCGACGCCGGCCACATCCTTCCACGTCCGCCACTGACCCCAGCGCACTTCGTCCCACTGCATCTTGAGTGCCTGTTCGGATCGCGCGCAGGTAAGGAACACGTACCGCTCGAAGAGTCCGCAGTCGGTATCGAGTCCATCGAGAGCATCGACATGGGGCGCGCAAGCCTGCCACTCACCGGGCAACAGGTACCGCGTGTCATTCTCGTAGCCGGGGGGCACGATGTCAGCGATCTCGCGCGGATCAAGATCGAAACGCTTCGTGTACCAGCGCAGCATCGGCATCATGTGAACCATCATCGGGCCGAGTACGCGCCAGTCCCATTCCTTACCCTGTGACGTGTATTCAGCGCGGCCGTACTCGACAAAGCCGTCCATGAAATCGGCGCGGCGCAACTCACTCACATCGCGCGATTGCAGGAGCGGGAACACCTTCTTGAATCGCGCCTTGTACTCGTACCACTTCTGCGGCAACGGCGCCCGACCGCGACTTGTTTGTGAATCCTCCTGCTTGCGCAGCTTCTCGTACAAATCGAACGCGGCGTTGACCGTCATTCGTTCGGCCCTCGGGCGGTATCCCTTCTGTGACAACTCCGTGCGACGCACCGCGCACGCATCGCGCGCTTGCGCCAGGGTGAAGGCGCTCGACAGGCTCCCAAGCGCCTCGAAGATGCGCCCCTTCGGCGCGTTCTTGTCACGCTTGCGAAACGTGAAGGTCACGACGCCATCCTTGGCGATGTAGATCACGAGATTGCGGCAGCCCGCATCCGTGAAGTCATTGCCACGGTGCGCGGGGTCCGCGCTCATTTTCTCTAGCAGCGTCTTCGTAAAGACGATCTTTGCAGTTCTCATCACAGCTCCCTTTCAGAAATGGCTTGTTTTATAGGCTTTGCGCGCTCTCACGCGACTACCAAGTGCAAGGTGCATTTTTGGTAAATCCATCCTACCACCATATGACTCTGCGATGTGTACGCCACGCCCGCATGTGCAAGCCATAGCAACGCATTTTTCCGGTATTTACAGGGTATTCCGCGACTTACGACGAGAACAGCGGAATCGACAGGAGTTGTACAGGCGTCTACCGATCCATGTCAAGGATTGGTAAAAAAGCGCGAAAGCCTACAAACATAGGGTGTTTAGCCATTTGTCAAAAGTCCATCCGACTTTGGCCTGCCCGCCGCCCTATGTACCACTGAGCTACGCGACCTTCCCCGGAGCAGTCTTAAGATTGTAGACTTCGCCCCCTTGCAGCCATAGCTCAGCGGTAGAGCAACGCCTCGACAAGGCGTGGGTCGTAGGTTCAATCCCTACTGGCTGCACCATATCCCGCATGAAACCAGACCGAGAAATCGTTGTCTGTCTTGCCGATCCGCCGGACGGCACCTATTCCATGCTCGCCTGTCCGCAGTGCCTAGAAACCTGCTGGATTAGTCCGCGTGGTTTCGAGCTGGTAGCCATAGGCTTCGCGGAACCCATGTGCCTCGCGTGTTCAGTTGTCGTTGGCCTCGTTGAAGGACCTTTGCCCAAGGCTGACGACTGACACGCGCCCTGGCTCAGGACTGTTCGACCATACGCGCAACAAGTCCGCGCCTCGATGCCCGCACGCGGTACACCTCATGCGCTCGTGACAACGTACAAGGTCGTTGCCGGTACCGATGCGACGCACGGAGCGCCCGCAGGCGCGGCAAGTTATCAGCGTGTACTCATGGCCCTTCGGTTTATCCACGCGCGGGATCGTAGCGCCTTAGATTCGTATCCAGTAACCCGCGCCGTTCAATGCTGGATGTCGGCGCATTCTCAATTCGCGAATTGCGAAGACTCCAAAAAAGTAAACCCCGCTTCCGATTAACTCGGAGCGGGGTTTATCTCGCCGTTGTTGGTGTCGCGGTTACGGCTCCGCGCACTAGGATTCTCAGGTGAGAATGCGAGTGACGTGATCCTCCATGTACTTCGGAATGAAATCCCGGTCGAAGTCCTTTTCATATCCGTTCTTGAGTGCGGCCTCGTATGCGGCGAGGAGTTCCGGCGCGTGACTGATTACCGCGCATCGTAGCGGCACGATCCCGTATCCGACGCGGTAGTCATCCCACAAGTTGTGCCCCTCGCGGTGGCGACGCAGCTCGCGCAGGACGTGCTCCCACATGCACGCCGCCGCTTCGAGTTGCGCCCAGGTGTACAGGGTTTCATTCGCCATCGTCACCCTCCTCGGCTTCGTTCGGGTCGCGGATCACGTACCCGTTATCCGTGAATACTTCCGCCACTGCGCTCATGGTTTCGCTGTCCCACTCCTCGCCCTCTTCATCGAGGATCGCGTGTATGCGCTCCACCATCCCCTTGTGATCGACGCCCGTGGTGCCCTCAAGGTCGCGAATTCCGGTGCGCGCCATTTCCATGATGCGCGTGAACTCGCGCGACGCGGCCTCTTCATCGTCATGCGGGGCACAGCTCGCGCGCAACGCGATCTGTTCCAGCAATTGTTTGATATCCATTACAGCTCCTCGTTTTAACCGGACGCCTCGCGGCGTTTCGTCCCTCGGGCGGACTCGTCAGCGGTTAGGAGTTTAGCCACTCATCGAAAGACTTCACCTTCCAGCGCAACGTGACCGCGCTCGATACGTAAGCCTCGTACCGCTCGCGCAACCCTGTCGGCGGTCCCAAGTCTTGCGCCCGCAGAACGCGGCGCACTGCGCGCCGTGGTTCGCTCTTGCGGGTGTTCTGCTCGTGCGTGTGGGCCATGCTCATTCCCCCAGGTGCTTGTTGATTTCGGTGTGGAGTTCGACCGCGCAACGCTTCCAGTGCGCGCCGCTGATCGGCCCAAGGTCCATCTTGGAAAGGTCGCCATCCGCGCACAGTGCCGCGTACCTGCGCAGTGCTTCGATTACGAAAAGCTGCATGATCGGTCCCGACTTGGGAAAGCTCATGAGACGCGCGACTAGTTGCTCGTTCGACTCGCGGCCATCGGTCGCGACTTGTTTTTTTCTCGGCATGGGTACAGCTCCAGTTGTGATTAAAGACTCGGACGGCTCCCGCCGTTTCGTCCCCTCTCGGGACTCATCAGCGAGTTAGGCGAACATCTCACCCTGGTTCTTGTTGGGCGGCTGGCGCCCGTAATGCAAGTACACCTTGTCGCGCCACTCGCGCGCATAACCCAAGGGCTCGAAGGATTCGCAAGCCTTCACATAGGACAGCGGGCAGTCGTAGTAGCAAGGTCCCATGTCTTCGCTGATCGGCTTGTAACCCCAACCATCGCGGCCGCCGTCCACCAGTTTGAACAGGCAAACGAACTTGCTCGGCTTGCCGTCGCGCGTGCTGCGCATCAGGCACCAAAGGCGATTGCCGGAAAGGTCGTGCGCCTCTACGTCGTGATCGCGTAGCAGCTCGGCGACAATGCCGGCCTTGTTTGTGCCGGGCGTGAAATAGGTTCCCATCTGTACAGCTCCAGTTGATTGAAAAAACGCAGACGCGCTCCCGCGCGTTTCGCCGTTCGCGGCTCGTCAGTGCGTTGTGTTGGGATTCGCGCGGATGAACTCCGCGACGCGCTCTAGGTACGTGGACGGGTGCGGGGCGGCGCTGTCGTCAAGCGTGAAGTACCGGCCGGCCACCTTGAAGTACCAGCTCACAATGTTCCCGGTGATGCGCTCCGTGACATAGAACGCCTCGCCCCCTTGGTAATGCCCCCACTTGCCCGGCGGCAGACATTCGAGCGCGTTAATAAACCGCTCCTCGGTCGTTTCGCTGACGGGGTTAGTGAAGCGCGCCTCGTGGAGCGCGTAAGCCTCGTCCGCGTCCATGACAACGGCGCCAGGGTGCTCCGCTTGGCATTGCTCCAAGGTCTTGCGCCCGTAGAACGTCACGCCATTGGGCGCAATGAAGTCCTGCACGGTATGTGTGGACGGGATGTAGACCACGCGCGGCGCGCAGACTTCGGCCGGCGCGTCGCGGTCTGGTACGTGTCCGCAACGCTGGCACACGCCCGCGTCGCTTCTTCTGTGTTCGCTCATCTGTACAGCTCCAAGTTGATAAACGCTGACGCCTCACGGCGTTTCGGGCTTCCGCCCTCGTCAGAGCGTTAGGCGTTCGCCGGCTTCGCCTTGTCGAACTCCTCCTGTAGCTCGTAATCCTTGAGCGCGCGTTCCCACATGGACAGCGTTGACTCATGCCCGCGAATGTTGCCGGTCCATTCCGGGAAGCGTGCGCGGTAGCTGTCCAGCTCGGCGCGTGCGGTCGTGATGCGCGTGGTGATCTGCGAGCGCGTGAGTAGTTCGGTACGGGTGCCGTACCCCTCGCAATAGTTCACCGGGACCGTGCGCAGGGTCTCGAATTCGTCCCACTGGCCGCGCCCGTATTGGTTTATGAATTCGTGATATTCGCCCGCGTAGAAGCCGGACCAACTGGAACCATCCGCGCCGTGGTAACGCTTAGAGGCGGTCAAGAACGTGCCGCGCAGCGTGTACCTGTAATCCGTGTCGCCGTGCGCCTCGTGGCTCTCGGTCAGCTCGGCGCGCTCATTGGCGCGGATGAAACAAACCAGCGGCGCGCGGTCGTAGCTCGTCGCGTGGTGCATGTTCCAGAAGTAGCAAGCCGCACCGGCCGGATAGCCGTCGTGGTGGATGTAGACGGTGACTGTCGGCATGGAATGATTCAGGCCGGGCGTGCGTTCGCCGGCAAATTGGTAAGTGGCTCGCGTTGACATTGTTTTCAGCTCCAGTTGATTGCGGAAAGGATTCCCGGAAGGGCTGGCGCGCTCTCACCCGCGCCAGCCCGACCGGCAAGCCTCTCAGCTCACGCGGCGCGAACCAGTGCGCCCCGATTGGCGCGCAAGTCGGCGCCGATGGTCTTGCGCTGCCACATGCCCGCCGAAATCGCGCGGGCGCCGGCAACCACTAACCAATGCTCACGGCGCGCGGCTTTGATGTGCTGGCGCGCGTGCTCGATCCACACGCGGCGCGTTGCGCCTTGAGTCTCGCGGGCGAGCTTGGCGCCACGTCGAGCGTTGCGAAGGTGCGCGTCTCGCGCGCGGCGCAGCTCGGTCAGGTCCCAGCGGCTCACGCGGCCACCTTCGGCAGGACCTTGTAAACATTGACGCCGAAACGCACGGCCTCGTGACCGGGCACCTTGCCCGATGCGGTCACGATCAGCTCACTCTTACCCGTGGACGAAATGCCGCGACGCTGCGAAAGGTCTACGGTGATGGTCAACAGATTGCCTTTGACTTCGGTCTTTACGTCTTGCATGTGATACAGCTCCGACTAGATAGGCGCGCGGGATTGCGGCCCTCCATGCCCACGACTCGCGCCGTGGACATGAAGTGGCGCAATCAGTTAGCGGCGCCGAACCCCAGCAGGAACCGACCGGGATCAACGGGGCGCGGCGGATCGATGAGACGCGCGAGCGCTCGCAGCTCGGTTGACTCTTCGAGGAGTGCGCGCACGGTCGCCGTGTAGCGCGCGTGCTGTTCTTCGGTCGTGGCGTAAACCGAATCCCGCTCATAGGCCAGAGCGCGCGTGTCTGTCTGCGCGGACAGCAGGCGCAACGCCTCGGCGATCTTGGCGCACTGTTCGCCAGTGAGTGACAGCGGAGCGCGGCTCACAGGCGCACCCCAAACGTGCCACGGGCAACGCTGGAAGCGCGACGGGTGCGCAAGTAGTCGCCACGGCGAACGATGAGGCGCGCGGACTCGGCGCGACGTGTGGCACGGATCAACGGACGCGACAGCGCCCAGCCGCCTGCAATGCAAGCAAGAATGATGAAAGACATGGATACAGCTCCGATAGTTGTTAGGACTTGGGCGCGAAACCGTGTCAGCTCTCACACAGACATGGCTCGACCCGCTGGCGTTGTAGCACGCCGACAGAACACGTACAAGTACCAATGCGCAATGAGTCTTGCCATTGCAACGCACAAGGGCGCACGCTAACGGGGGACGGGGGGCGGGAAACTGATTCAGGAATAAGACGTTCTTAAACTGGAAGGTCTAAGTCTGGTTCAGTCTTGGAAACAGGACAGGTCTAGTCTGGAACGGTCTACGAGGAAAGATGAATCCTGAAACTGATTTAGCTCTTTGGCCGGATGATGCGCCCGGCGCTATCCAGTCTGATGAGCCTGATACGGAACTCGCGGTGATCTTGTTAGCCGCTGGTTGCTCTCAGACGTTTATCAGGACTCGTTGCGGCTTCGGGTCCAATCGTGCTGTGCAAGCGTTCTGCCGGGATGCAGACGTAAGGCAAGAGGCGGCAGAGCTGTCAGCCGAGCGCGTGAAACGGATTGGGAAGCGAGCCTCAGTATGTCTGGAGCAAATTCTCAACACCCCGCAGACGGACCTCCGCGCCCAGGTGCTCGCCATCCGTACCGGCCTGGAGCTTGCCGGCGATCTCAAGCGGGATGCAGCGGCGCCGGCCAAGACCGTCAGAGAACTCACGGCCGGCGAACTCGGTGAGCTGATAGCGGTGACGCGCGCCGAACTCGCAGAGCGGATAGGCAGGCAGCGGGCAGACGGAAAGGTAATACCCGCCAAACTACTCGCAGAATCATAGGTTTAGCACTGTGGGCCACATCCCTACTAGGGAAGTGGAGCAACACAGCATGAATACACGTTCAACATAATGTAGTAGTTAGACACATCACATAATGTTGGAGACCCACGACGCTTAACATAATGACCCACGACCCCTAGCCACCCCCCTCGCGACCGCGACGATGTTCATTCTCGGCCTTCCTCTGAAATTTATGTCCGACTCAAAACGCCAAACTACTGAACGCTGGCTACCTGTCGCTGACTTCGAGGGGCTGTACGAGGTCAGTGACTGCGGCCGTGTTCGCTCATTCGGTCGCTTTCGTCGCGGTCGTAGTGACTCTCGCGTATGGCGCGATGGCCGCATGTTGAAGCTGGTTCCTCGCTCAAAGAAGCGCGGAGGCTACCTGTGCGTGAACTTGGTGAGCGTGGACGGCAAATGTTTTCAAACCGATGTTCATCGTCTCGTTGCCGCCGCATTTTGCCCAGGCTACTTCGAGGGCGCACACGTCAACCACATGGACGGCTGCAAGACGCATAACCATGCATCGAATCTGGAGTGGTTGACGCAGCACGCAAACATGCGTCACGCATACGAGAACGGACTGACGCACTACCGCAGCGAAGAATCGGTGCGCGCGATCTGTGCCGACCGTCAGCGCGGCATGAAGCTGCGAGAAATCTCAGTCAAGCACGGCATCCCGATACATGCGGCGTGTCTCATCACGTCCGGCAAGCGATTCCAGTGGATCGACAGGCAGACGACACAGCGGTACCAGCATCCCGGTCGCATCCAGTTTCGATGTCTGGAACGCCTGTACGAAGACGACTGCACGTCGGTGAGCTACTGGAAGCCAATCCCACGCATCACGCAAGGAGCAACGCCATGAGCAAGCCCAAGAAACCAGTGAAGCCAGTCCGTCCCACTCGTCCGGGGTATTGATCCTCTCTCCCGCAAAGCGGAAGCGCAGTCTGGCGAAGCCAGAAGCTCCGGGTATGATGGCGCTGTACTGCCACTGATAGACGCCCCTACGTCCATGTACCTACAGCGTGCGTGGACTTTCAGGTTTAGTCTCTCGCGCCCCCTCCCCCTCAACGCGCCCGGAGCTGTCTCGTGAACACCGAGGACACCGAGACGATCCGTGAAGCCTTGCAGTTCGCCATGAAGCGCTGCGTCTGCGGTGGCTCTGGCATCTCAATTACGTGGGACATGAACGGCGGTTCACCCATCGAGAAGTGCAAGGTCTGCAAGCCCTACCGCATCGCGCTCGCGAAGTTGATGCGGGCAGCACGCTACCGGATGACCGGATGAACGAGGAACGCGACAGCCTGGTCCGCGTGCATCAGGTCCTGTGGGAGTTCGCAGGCGACGAGGCGTGGCAGAAGGCGCAGAGCGCCGTCGCGCACGTCCTGTGGTTGCGCCGCGAGCTGGCAATCAGCCAGTACAACGAAAAAGCATTCATGCAGGTTCTGGAGCAGGAGCGCGCGGAGTTGTTCGCGCTGCGATCCCGTGTCCGTCTTGCGCGTGCGTGCATGGAAGCGAGTGATCCCACCAACGCCCGCGTGATCTTCGGGGCGCTACCGCAAGGAGACGGCGATGAGCAAACCGCGAGGCAAACGACCGGGCTTAAGGGCACGGAGCAAGAACGCGCGCGTGGCAGCGCCGCGAATCAACGTGACTGAACGGGAGGAGCTGTACCGGCTGCGAAAGCAGGTACGACTCGCGCGGGAAATCATGGAAGTGAACGACCCGCTGAACGCGCGCGACATCTTTGGGCCGCCCGAGATGGAAGCGCCGAGCCAGAGCATCGAGGAAGCGATCATCCAGGCTGCGACGGATGCGCCGGATCGTGCGGAGGACGTTTACGCATGACCATTCATCCCGATCAACAGAACGTCGAAGCGCTGTGCGAGGTCGCCGCATTCGTGGACTCCGGTTTCCAGAGCTTTCACGAACAGGTCAAGCATGTGAAGGCGATGGACATCCCGGAGGCCGCGTTTTACGCAGGCGCTGCGCTTGCCTTGCGCCTGATCGACTACTTCCACGAGCCGCAGTACGAAGGGGCCGACATCGAGCACCTGACCGCCCAGCTCTACATGGAGGTCAACGAGTACATGGAAAGTCACGGTATGCGGCTCGAATGGGAGCCGCATCTGCCGAAGAGCAAGGCGCAGTGAGTGAGTGCAGCTCCGCGAAGAAGGGCTTTCACAGCCACGACGCCTGTATGAGAAGCGCTCGCCGGCAGATGGTGAGGCACCGCGGACTCATGCTGCGCGTGTATCACTGCGAGGAATGCAAGGACTGGCACGTCACTTCGACCATTCGCCGGCCGCACAACTTACGAGAAGAGAAATACCTGCGAATGCGTCAGGAATGGGAGATCACATGAACAAATGGCCCTATCAATCGACGCCCTATCTATCCGCCCTGCCCGGCGTCGGCGGCCCTGGTCTCGATGTCGGCGCGGGCGATCTTCCGTCGAAACTGTATTTCGTCACGTCGCTCGAAAACGAGAAGGTGGGCGGTCCCGATCCGCGCGGGCCGAACTGTTTTTCGGGCACGTTCGAGTGGTGCTGGTACGCGGACCAAGGCGAAGGCTTCCACAAGTGGATCTTCCCGCTGGTGTCAGGCTACGTGTACCGGGGGCGCGGGATGCTCTCTCCCGAGCGCGCCAATTTTGACTACATCGGGCACGCAGCTCCCGGCGCGGGACTTTTCGTGCAAACGGGCACGCTCACCGTGCGCGGCAGCAACTCGCGCATCTGGCACTTGCCGTCCTGGGTCGGCGACTTGCCGTCCGTGAACGATGGCGAATACAAGGCGGATCAGCGCGACGCCTTGCAGGCCAGCTCCTCCGACAACGACATAAACCGCGTCGCGTTCATCAACTGCGAGGCGCGTTTCTCGATGGATGAGGCAGTACAGGTCTACTACGACGCGCAAGGCACGAGCTGGATACGCGGCGCGATCTACGATCCGTTGCACATCCCGCCCGATTTTGGCGACCCGGATATTCAGAATCACGAACCGGGCACGGATCACGGCTACGGGCATCTCGTCGGCGGCAAGGCGGATTACTCGCTCGTGATGCAGTCGCTTTACGCACACACGACGGATCGCAACCCGCTTGTTGGCGCACCGAACCACGCGCACATCAACAACCTCCACTACAACCACGGCCGCGCCACGGGCGGACGCGGTGAGGCGCTGAACATCGATGACAACGGCGAGCACAACTTAAACTCCGGGCTCACGATGCAATGCAACTGCGTCGGCAACGTCACCGTGCGCGGCCCCGAGCAGAGCGATAGTTTGACGCTGGCGAAGGTGATGGACGTGACGGCGGGCTCAAGCGGCCATTCGGCGAACAACTCATGCTTTGGCTGGCCGAGCCCCTACTCGCAAGCCGGTTTCTTCCACGAACAGCCCGCAGGCTATCTACAGCCGACGTTGCGGCGTGGTGCGTGGCCCTTGGGGCTGGGGTTCAACTACGACGGCGTGTTGCGGCCGTGCGCCGATCCGCTCCATCCGCGCGTGCAGGAAGGTCTCGCCTTCTCGCAACTCATTCGCGAAACGGTCGGCTGTATGCCGGCGCGGCGGTATCTGGTCGCGGGTGGCGTGAATCGCGTCATGGATCAGATCGACGCGGCCATTCGCGGCATCACGCAAGCGCCGCAGTACGTGAACACGGTGGACGAGGCCGGCGGCTGGCCGCAGATCACTGAGTATTCCATTGACCCCGCGAACCCGAGTACGGACTACCACGCGCCAATGCCCCTTGGCGAGGAACGCGACGAGGTGATGTTGTTTGGCTCGTTCTCCGATGGCACGTCGATGGTCGGCTATTCACGCCTGCGTGCGTGGTGTATCGAGCAATACTTTTACGTGATGGGTAGATAGGCGATTAAAGAGGAGGCGTTATGCCGTTATTTGAAGTGGCGATTTTGCAGAAACCGACGAAGAAGGAAGCGGAGGATGGAGCATCGGAGAAGCTGGTGTTTGGCCCCAAGTGCGTCGTCGCGCGTGACGATCAGTCGGCCGCGATTGAGGCCGTGATGGACGGCGAGGTGCCGCGCGACATTGAGCGCTCTCGCATCGAGGTACTGGTCCGCCCTTTTGCGTGAGGCCGCGCGACAAGACGGCGGCGGAATGCGCCGAGGTCTCGCGGCCACGGGTAAACCCGTTGATAAAGGCGGCTCTGCAAGCGGCGGATGACAAGATGAACCAGCAGTCTGAGGCCGATTGGCGACAGCAGATGAGGTCGAACGCCGTGAGTCTCGTCAACTACGCGACCGCGCCTGTGGGAGCGAAGAAGTTTGAAGGGAGTAGTTTGTCGCGATGAACAAAACATCGAGCGATGCTGGAGTCACCAACGAGCGGCTTGCCGAAGTCGCCATACAGAACGTGAGCGCGCAGCCCCATGAGGTGCGCGCCGTGTTCGCCGAATGCCTCGCACATCGCATCGCGAGCCACTGGCCCGGCTCGAGGAAATTACTGGAACATCCGCGCGAGCCGGCGGAGAAAACCGTGTGAACGTGCGCGACCTGATCGTGGACATGCGCGGGGGGTATCCGGCGACGTGTTCCTTCTGCAAGAAGGACACGCCGCCGGGGCAGTTAGAGCCCGAAGAGGCTGGCGATTGGGTGTGCTGGGAGTGCCTGCATCGGTGGGCCATCGAGGACGGCAACGTGCGCGAGGAAGCGTTTTGGGAACGACGAATGAAGGCAGCGACGTGCGTACGCTGACGCTGAAAATGATGGCCGAGGACGGCTACATCATGGGCCTACCTACCATCGGTGAGGTGGCGACGCATATGGACCTGCATTACGATCTCTACTTCTCCATCGACAACTTTGCCGCCGAAATGGCCGCGTTCGAGGGCTTGATCCACGGCCACCTTGAAGAATCGATTTTCAAATATCTGACGGACGAAGATAAGCAGCGCATGGATGACGAACTCGAAAAAGCGTTCAACGACGCGCCGCTGCCGGAGGGCTTCGATGACATAGGTTAGCCCAAGGAGGCCCTATGTCTCGCTCCATTCGCCGCCATCAACGGGCGGTCGCTCGCGTGCGCAAACTGCGCATCGTTTCTCAGTGCTGGGGTTCTCGTCACGGCGTCAAGCGTCCGTGGCGCGAGCTGTCGCGCGCCGTCATGAACGAGCCCGGGTGGTGGGTTCATGAGTGGATGACCGTCCCCGCTCGCCGCCGCTCTCGCCTGCTCGAACATCTCGTCGTGCGCGGCGTCGAGGATGACTGGCGCTGGCCCGACAACCGCAAGCCGCATAAGTATTACTGGTGACGATAGACACCTGTACGTGATGCGCGTAGGGTCCGCGCCGGGGCAGTCATCGGTGTGGGGTGGAGCGTTTCATGGCGTATCCCCCGGCATACGTTCGCGCGTACTCGTTCACGGACTTCGAGACCACCAATCCGGGTGAGCCGAAGCCCGGTAACAAGCTCGACACCGAATACGATGCGGTCGCGAATGCGCTGACCGCTACCCAAACCGCGCTCGCGCTCATCCAACGTGCAGACGGCGCGCTCGCCAACGAGTCGGTTGGCGTCGATCAACTGCAAGCCGGGTTGTTTGATGGCATCGCCGACGTTGCTGTGGCGGACGCGGAGGCCGCTGCCGCTGCTGCGGCGTCCAGTGCTGCCGCTGCGGCTGGATCGGCGAGCGCTGCCGCGACTTCTGCCACCGACGCGACGACCCAGGCTGGCATTGCAGCCGGCTCCGCCGCAACGGCCGGCGTCAGCCAGAGCATCGCGCAGGGGGCTGCGGTCGATGCGGCCGACTCGGCCGCCGACGCCGACAACTCCGCCGACGTTGCCGTCGCCGCCGCGAACGACACGGCCGGCTCCGTCGCCGCGACCGAGGCTGCGGTACAACGCGCCTTCGAGTGGGCCGAACTACTCACCGGCCCGGTGTTGCCCGCCCCTCCTGGCTGGCCCGAAGCCGTCGATGACGGCATGTTTTCCTCGAAGTGGTGGGCGATCCGCGCTCGCGACTTCAACTCGACCGACACCATCGACCTTGGTCCCGGTGGCGAGGCCGACATCGGCGAAGCGTTCGACAACTGGGACGCGATCCCCGGTAACGACTTGGGTCTCGGCCAGACCTTCGCGCAGTGGGGCACGCCGCCGCACACGTACATCCTGATTGACCGCGACAACCCTTCGGACCCGGCGAGCTGGACCGACATCACGGGCGGCCCCGGCCCTCCCGGTCCCGCAAATAGTTTGAGCATCGGCGCGGTGACGACCGGCGCGGTGGGTCAGCCCGCCGCCGCGACGATCACGGGCGCGGCGCCAAATCAGGTGCTCAACCTCACGCTGCCCACGGGCGCGACTGGTCCCGCCGGCCCGACTGGTGCGGCTGGTCCCCCGAATGCGCTCGCGATTGGCACGGTGACGACGGGAGCACCCGGCTCGCCGGCAGGAGCCACGATCACCGGCACCGCGCCGACACAGACGCTCAACCTAACTATCCCGCAGGGACCGCAAGGCATTCAGGGTATTCAGGGCATCCAAGGTCCTCCGGGGGCGGGCCTCCTTGCCGACCCAACCGCACTCGTCGGACTGGCGGCGGTTCCCGGCACAAGCCTCGCCGCGCTCCGCGCAGATGGAGCGCCCGCGCTCTCGCAGGCCATCACGCCATCGTGGACCGGGCTGCATTCGTTCACAGCCAACACCGGCGCGGCAGGGGGTTCGTGGCAGATAGTGAACAACGCGCCGACGTTTGTTCTGTGGGTCATGTCAGAGGCAGTCAACGCACGAGCTTGGTACACACAAGCCAGCGGCGCTAACTACTACCTTGGCGTTATGAATGACGGCGTTTCGGCCGTGAAGAACGCGCTGCAAATCACGCGCGCTGTCACGACCGTCACCAACCTGTCATTCGGTAACGCAGCCGACAACCCGACGTACAACTTTCTCGGCACGGGCGCGGCCAGCTTCGGCGGCGCGGTCAACACCGGACGCCTAACAGTCTCTGTCCCCGATGGGGCCATTGTCGCGGAGTTCACTTCTCCCAGCGGCAAGCTGCGCTACTACGCTTACAGCGGTGGCTCCGCATACATCCAAGCCCACAACCTTGCGTCGTCCGCGCAGATACCGCTGGTTATCGACTCGATGTCGGCGAACATCACCGGCCCTATCTACGAGTCAAACGGCACCGTAGCCGCTCCTGCCTATTCGTTCCTCAACGACCCAGACACCGGCATGTACACGGGCGCGGGCGACAACACGCTGCGCTTCACGACCGGCGGCAGCATCACGTTCTATATGGACTCGGCTAACAACCGCGTCATCTCTTACTACTCGATGCAGTTGGCGACGGACGGCTCGTTAGGCGCGCCGTCGTATACGTGGACGAGCGACACCGACACCGGCCTCTTTCGTCGCACAAACAATCAGATCGGGCTTACGTGCGGCGGTGTGCTCGTCGCGGTGTTCGATCAGGGGCAGGCCAACTTTCTTTCTACCTCGACGTACGTCCAAGACGGCACCGTGGGACAGCCGGGACTGACGTTCAACAACGACACCGACACCGGCATCCTGAGATACACCCTCAACACGCTCGCGATAAGCGCGGGCGCGACGGCCGTCGCGCTCTTCAATCCAGCGTCGATGATCTTGACGAAACCCATCTACGCCATTGATGGGTCGGCGGCCGTGCCTTCCTACTCGTTTGATAACAACACGGACACCGGCATGTACCGCGGTCAGGAGCTGAACGCTGAAGCAATAGGCTTCTCATGCGCTGGCGTAGGAACGATGTATGTCGCACCGAATGCGATTGTGGCGGGTTCCTCGACAACAAAGTTTTACGCGCAAGACGTTGGCTACTTCTTCATCTCCGACCAAGACACCGGCTTCAGTCGCCCAGGTAGCGACACAATCGCCGTTACGGTTGGCAACACCTACGGCGGCGGCTGGAAGTATGCCGGCGGCAACCCGCAGTACCTCGCGAACGATGGTTCCGGTGGGCTGCCGTCAATCAGCTTCGACAGCGACCCCGACTCCGGCTTCTTTCACACGGCCAACGCCAACGAGATCGCGCTCTCGACTGGCGGTGGCGCACGCCTCACGCTCAATACGACGAACATCACTTCGTCGCTGAACATATCCGCGCCGACCTTCACGACTACCTCCTCGCGCACCATCAAACGCGAGACCGGCGCACCGTCCAGGCCCGCCAACATCCTCGCGCGTCTGCGCCCGCTTCTGTATCGACTTCTCGACGGAGACGACCGCGAACAGTTAGGTCTCATCGCCGAAGAAGTCCACGACGTGTGCCCGCAGCTCTCGGACGGCAAGACCGTGGCGTATGACCGTCTCGCGATCTTGCTACTCGCCGCTTGGCAGGACGAGCATCTGGAGGCTGCGTAATGGCAACTGGCTATCTAGCCGGCGGCAGCGACCTCGACGCGATCTTCGCGGCCCGCGTCAGCGCCGCAGCGGCCAACACCGGCTACTTGAGCAACGGCGGCGTTGATATCTCGCAGCGTTTCGAGCCGCGTGGCGGAGCAACCGCAATCGGCAACACCAACCTCAAGGCCGGAGCCACCGACCTCGCGCAGATATTCCGGGGCATCTCAACGCTGCTTCTGACGACGCATTCGATGGTCGCCAACAAGCCGGTAAGTAACGACCGCTTCGGCTACGCGAGCACCGACATCGCCGCGCCGTTCGGCTCGTTCTCGCCAACGCTGGTTGGCTCCAACGACCTGCAACAGTGCTTTTTCTTGGGCATCGGCGGTCAGAACCAAGTCGCCTTTCGTCACCCCAGCGTGACGCCCGTGGACACCGACTCCACATGGCAACGCCTCGTAGCGACCGGCGTTTTCAACGACTCGGCGGGCGCAACTGTGTCGCGGACGCTCACCCGCAGCGCCGCGACGAGCGGTAGCACCGGCAGCGGTTCCGGCTGGGTCAATCGCATCTGGCTCTTCGCCGGAGCGCCGGCCGTTTTCATCAGTGGCAACACCTACGCCATCAACATCTATCACTTCTAACTACGCGAGGCACACATGGTCAACGGACACGACAAACAGGTTTCAATCAACCCACAGCAGGCGGCCGTCAACGCACTTCAGTTTTTGGACGGCGTGTCGCACACCCGCGCGCAGCGCGAGGCGTATGACCAAGCGGTCGGCATGTTGCAGGCGATTGCGACCGGGCAAGTGATCCTGGCTCCGCCGCCATCCCTGCCCGCGCCAGCGCCGGAGCAAGTGCAGCCCTCATGAGAGTTGCGCCGCTCATCGCCTACTTCGCCCTCACCGGCTGCGCAGTCGAAAGACTGCCGGATCGCGTGGGCGTGGAGCGTACGGCGCGCGTCACTCTCATGCTGTGCGTTTTCGCCGGCTGCCGAATAGAAACGCCGACCCCTTCGCCCAGCGTCTGCAAAGACGAAAGCGGGCTGAACCCTCATGCCTCGCGGCTGGGTTTCGGCCCGTGGGCGGAGGGGATCGGCCCCGGTGTCGCGCGATGACTGCACGTAAGCGAAAGCCAGTGCTGCCCGCGACATCGCTGCCGCCAAGCGACGCCAATCCGGCCAAGGAAGAGAAAGCCATCGAGGCGTTGCGAACGCGCCTTGAGGCGATGGAGCGTCTGGAGGTTTTCGCGAAGGCCCGCGACGACTTCCTTCTGTACTGCCGGCTCATGATGCCGACGCCCGACGAGCCCGACGATTTGAATGCCTCGCTGTACGAAGTCGCAAAACATCACAAGGTTCTCGCCGCTGCGCTCGAACAGGTTGAGAAAGGCTTGTGGCCCAGGTTGATCGTCACGATGCCGCCCAGGCACGGCAAGACGCAGCAGATCAGCAAGTTTTTCCCCGCGTGGTTCACCGGCCGCGATCCGTATCGCTCAACCATCATCGCGACCTACAACGACGACTACGCGGGCGACATCGGCCGCGACGTGCGCGACGTGCTGCGGCACCCGCGCCACCGCGACATCTTCCCGCTGTGCAAACTGAAAACCGGCGCGCAAGGTTCCGACCGCATCAAGACCGCGCAGAACGGTCAGCTCTCATTCGTCGGCCGTGGCAGTAGCTCGACAGGTCGCGGCGGCCATCTACTTATCGCCGACGATTTAATCAAAGACGCCGAGGAAGCCGACTCCCCGACGATCCGCGAAAAGATATGGAACTGGTTTGTGAAGGTGTTCCTCACTCGCCAGATGCGCGCGGGCTCGTGCGTCGTGCTCGTGATGACGCGCTGGAACGAGGACGACGTAGTGGGCCGGCTCACCGATCCGCACAACCCCGCGTACAACAAGGACGAGGCGTCGAAGTGGAAGGTGCTGAACCTTCCCGCGATTGCCGAGCTGTCGGACCCGATGGGCCGCAAACCCGGCGAGGCGCTGTGGCCGGAGCGCTTCCCGCTGCCGATGCTCGAAGCGCAGAAGCGCATCGATCCGATGGGTTTCATGGCGCTGTACCAGCAGCGACCCTCGCCGGAGGAAGGCTCGTTCTTCCGCGCGGCCTGGCTGAAGACCTACGTCGCATCGAATCGGCCACCCGCCGCGGAAATGCGGATATACGCCGCGTCCGATCACGCCATCGGCACGGATCGCAAGAAGCACGACGCGAGCTGCATGATTATCGCGGGCGTATGTCCTAACAAGTATCTGTGGATTCTCGATTGTTATTGGGCGCGCAAGCCGCCGGATCAGACCGTCGAATCGATGCTCGATATGTGCGCGCTGTGGAAACCGTCGTTCTGGTTCGCCGAGAACGAAGCGATTCTCAAATCAATCGGCCCGTGGATTTACAAACGCAAGATTGAGCGCGGCATCCCCGTGGTGCTCGACCCGATGCCGGTCCACAAAAACAAGGAAGCCATTGCGCAGTCCATCGCTGGCCTGATGCAAGCCGGCCGCGTGGTGTTCCCGCGCGCGGCTCCGTGGTTCCCGGAAGCCAAACACGAACTCATGCACTTCCCGCACGGCGCGAACGATGACTTTGTGACGGCGGTTTCACTCATGGGACTGAAGGTGCTCCAGCTCATCGCGGGCACGCCGCAGAAGGACAAGCCCGGCACTACGCACGGCACGTTCGGCTGGTGGAAGAAAGAAATGGCCTATCAACAGCAATTGCGCGAAGCGCCGGCTACGGCCGAGGTGTGGTGATGATTATCAAAGGCTACGACATATCGATTTCCGACGCTCGCGCCGCGCTCGTCGCCGAGTTGCAGGAAGACGTGCGCGCCGACAAAAAGCATTACCGCGACGCCTTCAAACAGATGCTCGATGACATGGAGGTCGCGTGGACTGGCGCATCGAAGAGCTGGCCGAAGATGAACTACAAGGTCAACATCACGCAGCGTTTTGTCAGGCAGAAGGTTGCGAGCCTCTACGCCAAAAATCCTCGAGCTGTGGCGAAGTGTCGAACGAAGCTCAAGTACAAAGTCTGGGACGGCACGATGCAGCAATTGCAGACGGCCGCGCAGGGACTGCCGGACCCGGCAACGGCGATGGCGATTGTGCAGGACGCCCAGGCTGGCAAGGCCGAAGACGAGATGTACAAGAAGCTCGGCAAGACGCTGGAATGCTGCTTCCACTACTACATCGATGAGCAGATTCCGACGTTCAAGAGTCAGATGAAGCGCTGCGTTCGCTCCGCGATCCAGACATCAGTCGGCTACGTGAAGCTCGGCTTTCAGCGCGAGACGGACCTGTCACCCGACAACAAGGCGAAGATCGCCGACTCACAACAGCGGCTCGCGCATATCCAGCGACTCATCGCAGACTTGGGGCCGGAGGGTGACAAGCGCAAACACGACGCCGAGGCCGAAGAGCTGCGGCTTGCGGTTGAACAACTGCGCAAGGAGCCGATGGTCATCATCCGCGAAGGGCTCGTATTCGATTTCCCGAAACCGACTTCCGTGATCCCGGATCGCAAGTGCATCTCGCTCGATGGTTGGATCGGCGCGGATTGGGTCACGGAAGAACTGTTCATGACGCCCGATGAAGTGAAGGAGTTTTATCAGCTCGACATCGCGGGCGCGGCGATGTCCAACCTCCCCGGTACTTCGTACACCGCCTACTCCACCAGCGGCACCGAGTATCGACAGAACCCGCGCGCGGACCTGTCCGGCAAGCGTGACGATTTGTGCTGCGTGTGGATGATGTATCACAAGCCCACGGGGCTTAAATTTGAGCTCGCGGACGGCTTCAAGGACTTTCTCAAGGACCCAGAAGGCCCAGAGGTAGCGGTCGAACGCTACTTCCCTATCTACGCATTGTGCTTCAACGAGCTGGAGCACCCGACGAAGCTCTTTCCGCCGTCC